TCATTCGGCCGCCAGGCGCCCCTTGTTCTGCCGCTCTGCCTTGTACTGCATGGCCACCGCCGGCGCCGGCTTGGCGGCACCGGTTTCCAGCCACTGACGCATGCGGCTGGCATCGGCGAAGTGGGTGTACTTGCCAAAGGCATCGAGGATCACCATGGCCACCGGGCGGTTGTCCATGCGGGTCAGCAGCACCAGGCAGTGCCCGGCTTCATTGGTGAAGCCGGTCTTGGTCAGCTTGATGTCCCAGTTGCTCTTGTTCACCAGGTGGTCGGTGTTGCGAAAGCCCAGGGTGTAGTTGGGCTTGCGGAAGGCCACGGTCTTCTCGCGGGTGGTCGACAGCTCGCTCAGCATCGGGTACTTGCGCGATGCCATCAGCAGCTTGGCCAGGTCACGGGCCGTGGACACGTTCTGCGTCGACAGGCCGGTCGGCTCGACGTAGCGGGTGTGCGCCATGCCCAGGCTGCGGGCCTTGGCGTTCATCGCCTTGATGAACGCCGGGTAGCCGCCGGGGTAATGGTTGGCCAGGGTGTTGGCTGCACGGTTTTCCGATGACATCAGGGTAATCAGCAAGGTTTCGCGGCGGTCGAGCTGGCTGCCCAGCCGCACTCGCGAATACACGCCTTTCATTTCCGGGTTGTTGGCAGTGGTCATGGTGAGCATCTCATCCATGGACTGCTTGGCATCCAGCACTACCATCGCCGTCATCAATTTGGTCACCGAGGCGATCGGTACCACGCGGTCGGGGTGGCTCGAATACAACTCCTGGTTGGTGTTCAGGTCGATCAGCAGGGCGCTGCCCGAGGCGAGATGCAACTTGGACGGGTCCCGTTGAACCTGGGCCGGGAGTTGTGCAGCAGCGGTCGACGGAAGGGTCGCAGTACCTGTGAGCAACAGCAGCAGGCCGAGGATGGACAGGGATGTTTTCACGTTGAGGCTCACTAAAAATTGGTATGTCGTTGGCTGTGCAAGGGTTTTCCCCCAAAAACCGCTGCATTCTGGAGTATGGCTGAATTGCTGTCGAATGCCTTATGACTAAAGGGCGCAACGTGAACGAAATTTAATCCTGTACCAATTCTGTACCAATTACATTCGCTTCCAGCTTCGCCAGTTCGGCCCAGTCGTTGGCAGAATTCAGCCATTTTGCGTAGGTCGAGAGGAGGACCTGCACCGAGTGTCCAAGCTGCCCTGCAATGAATGCCGGATTCATCCCTGACATGAGGCACATCGTGGCATAAGTGTGCCGGCAGTTGTACTGGGGGCGATGCTTGAAGCCCCTTGCTTCGACTGCCTGGTTGAAGTGCTTACCGGCGGTCTCGGGTACGGTGATGTGTGGCGACGAGCCTGCTGGCTGGAAGATGAACGGCGACTCGGTCGACACCCGGCGTTTTTGCTTGGAGCGGTAGTGCGCGATGTCCTTGGCCCTGGCCAGCGCTCCTAGGGCCCGGCTGTTCAGCATCACGGTGCGGGTGTATTTAGTCTTGGTCCGCTCGACCACCTGCTTCTCGACCACGATCCGGCAGATGTGAGCCGTCTTTTTCTCGAAATCAATCTCGTCCCAGCGCAGCGCCATGATCTCGCCGGTACGCATCCCAGTGTAAAAGGCGAATTCGTAGAATGCTGCGAACACCTGGTTGCACCGGGAAAAGTTTGCGTACATCCATTCAATCAGGGCCTCCGCTTCTTCCACCGTGAAGGGGTCGACCTGCTTCCTGTTCTTCTGCGGCAATTGAATCGATGCCGCCGGGTTCCTGTCTACTACCTCGTCAAACACAGCCGCGCGGAACATCGCCTTGACCCGGGCGATAGCGGCGCGCTTGACTGTCGAACTCTTCCACTCGGTCTTCGCGACCACCTCTTTCAGCACCATCGGCGTGACCGCTTTGATAGGCAGTGTTGCCAGATGGGGCATCCAGTAGTTGTTCATCAAACCTTTGTAGTTGACCCGCGTGTCGTGCACCACCTCCAGGCTGTTCAGCCAACTTTGAGCGTATTCGCCAAACATCAGTTCTCTGGCTGGCGCCGTGTAGCTCGAGTCCGGGAATAACTCGGCGTATCGTTTTTCGTCCAATACGCCGTGCTTGGCCAGGCTGATTACTTGAGCGCGTAGATCGGCTGCCGCTTTGATCCCCTTGGCGGTCTGGGGGTACGGGAGAGTTTCGGTCCGACGCTCACCGTTCCAAGTAAAACGGATCCGGATTGATTTGCCGATGAATTCGACTCCAGTGGGTAGCCCCAGCTTCCTTCCAGCCACGCTTCGTATCTCCTGATGCTGTAAAAAATCCGGCCGTCGATCTTCTTCCAGACCCCCTCGGGGATCACGCCGCGGCTTCGCTTGCCTTCCAGGGCCCGCTTGGTCGTACCGACCAGCTCAGCCATTCTTTCCTCCGGGACCTTGTCGGATACATAGGCCGCCGGCTGGCGTTCTTCGTCTTGCATGATGGTCTCCACGCCGCCGGTGGCGGCAGGTTGGTGGTCAGGTTCGGTGTGGCTGCAGCAGAACCCCTGCGACGATCAGGGCGCGGCCTGCTTCGGTCGCAGGTACCGATCCATCGGTGAGGGCCTTGCTCAGACAGTCAGAAACCTGCTTCAAGGCCTCGATCAGCTTTGCCTGGTGTATAAATTCGCCTCGCCCTAAATCCCAGAACTCTTGGAGCCAGTGGCCGGCTGGCGGCGTGTTGCTGACCTGTTTTCCGTACGCCAAAGCACCGATCGCGGCATCACAGATCAGGCGCTTGTACAGGTTTTGGCCGTCAAGGCTGAGGCCGCCGCGCCGGCGCAAGGTGTTTACAACCTCGTCGGCATCGACGCCTGGGCCCTTGAAGACGATGTCCTGCTCCGGCTCGCTTGGCGTGTAGATCACCAAGGACAACTTGGCTTCCGGGCTCAGGTGGTTGCTGATCATAACCAGCGCATCGTTGACGACTTCGTGGAATCGGTTTAATGCGGACATAGGGAATCCTCGCGGCGCATGACGGCGTGCAATTGTGGAAACTTTAAATGTTCAGTAGGTGTGCTATCTTTTTGATGTTTCGTGATGAGAGGGGTCGAAATGAGAGTCGGGTTCGGAATACACGATTGTGTTGATTGCACTTTTACCCAGAGCGTTGCGAAAAATGTCGATGTTGGGATGCAAATTACCGATTCAATTGGTATCCAGATCAACTCTGCTTACTTCGAATCAAGCTCCGCTGTAAAAGGGTTCGGCGTCAAAAATTTGAGCGCCAAAGATGTGGTGCATAGGTTTGCACCAACGAAAACTCGTTTGGCTTTGATTATTGCGGAGATCACTCATGGCAATGTTTGAGCTTGAGGATTCCGAAGACATAAAGCTTGAGAGATGCCGAACTGACACTGGAACGGTCCTCAAGGGGCGACAACTCACAAATGTAGAGGCCCTAGATTGTGAGGCGATTCAACCGCTTTCACCTTCAAAGGCCAACGAGAGTCGGGTCTTTAAGATTCTTGGGCTGTCAGTTGGCTGGCTGATGACAATCGTGAGCGGTGTCATTGTTACGGTAATTACAGCTTGGCTTGGGTTCTCCTGATTATGAATTGAGCTTATGGGCTGCCAACTCGGCCCCCTGTAGGCCACGTAGGCCATGTACATTAGGGGCCGGATCATGATTTGAGCTCCAGGAAGCATCACACCAGCGCAGCAAAGCCGCACGCGATACCGATGAGGTAGCCAATAGCTGCGGCGCCATTGGAGCCGACGCATTGGCCGCGATGAAAAACAGTAGCGACAGGATCAGGCAGAACTGATAGTTGGTCACAGCATCAACTCCTTCGGCACCTGGACGGTATCGCCGAGCTTGTGGTTGACGAGGCCACGGCAGAACGCAATCAGGGCCGTGGGGCCGTAGCACCAGACTCCTGCGCCGGCCGGGCCGCCGGCGTAACACAGATCGGCAGGCAGCCCGGGAATGTGCTGTGCGGTGCCCCAGTGCTTGTCGATCAGTTGACCGCCCTGTGCCCAGTTGGTGGATGGTCTCCAGCCGAAGCCCTCTGCTGCGCCGCGGATACTGATGCTGCAAGGCAAGCCGCCTGGGTGCCACACGGTTGTCCGGCATTCCGGATCGATGGTGAACCCTTCGGCCATTGCCACAGCCCAGTCCAGCGGAGCGCCGGCCAGGTTGGATACCCTCACTTCGATCAGGTCGGTCATGGCCGTTGCTCCAGTGTTCTCGACCAATGCGGCTGCTGCGATTCGACTGCCTCAGCTTGGCCGACCCCAGCGAACCAAATGCCGTCCGCTCTACCTGGCTCGTACTCGTACCACCACCAGTCGCCGCACGCGTCCATCGCCAAGTAATCCGCCCATTCAGGGGCCTCTTTCCAATCCGGCTTGCTCACAGCTGATACCTCTCTTCAGTCCAGCGCCCGGGCGCCAGAGCGGGTGTAGGTTCGGGTTGGGTTTCGTGCGGGGAGAACTGGCGCTCGTTGCCGGCCTGCAGCTGGCTGTCGGGGATACAGCTGATGCCGACCCCATTCAGCAGGTAACAGGTGACGCCGCGCTTGCTGTCGTGCTGCACGTCGATGACGTTCTCTTGGGGCTGAGGTGCTGCGCTGGCGCCGGTGGCCAGCAGCAGGAGGCAGATGGCGAGGCGGGTCATGGCGTCACCACTCGACGACCCCACCAGCATGATGGCCCGTCGTCGGTGTCGTAGATGGCCAGGCAGAACCAGCCATCGCCATCTGGCTTGCTGGGTTCCCAATAGCTGCAATCGGGGTCGCCAGACTCGAAGTAGCGTTCTGCGATGTCTTCCGGTGCGTCGGTTTCGAGTTCGACTCGGACTACTTCAAGCCCCTGCTGGGCTACCCAATCCTTGCTTTTCTCGACATCGCCTTCATCGAAGTCGGGCAGGTCAGGGTGCTGAAACATGCCGTATTCGTCACGGTGCACCACTGCCGGCCTGATAAGGCCTTGGCGGTCGAGGCGTTCAATCTCCGCCAGGATCAGCGCACCAGCCTTCACCAGGTCGCGGCGACGATCTGCGCTTGGCTTGAATGTGTCCGGCGCCCACGGCCAATCGGTGCTCATGGTGCCAGGCTGGCCGGAGAGACGGGCGTAGACGCTTGCGGCCCTGGCCAGTTCGCCACTGGCGTAGCCGTCATCGCGATGCAGCGAGTAGCCTTCGTCGCTGACCTGCCGCTGGCGCTCGAGCACTACTGCAAGCGCCGCGCGGTTGAGGGTGATTCCACTTTTCTCGGGCATGACGATTCCTTGGCCGCCATATCGCGGCAATGAATAGAGGGGAGAGGGGTTGATAATCTGGACTTGGGCCTTATATCGAGTGGCTATATGCCATCAATCGATGAAAGGAAGCCTGCAATGACTGTTTACACAATTCGCGTGAGTAACGAGTCGAATGAGCACCACATATATGAGGGGGAATGGATTCCGGAATCAGAGCCTAAGAGCTGCTCCAACAAGCTCAAATCCATATGTCAGAAAGCTCTGAGATCCGAATCAAAGCTTCTGGGGAAAACGACCAATTGCATGGGCGAGCAGGCTGCAAGAAACCGTGCAGCCGAGCTTGGAAGGAAGGTCTGCGGAGTTTGCGTGAGCAGCCTATACGCAACTCCTTCATGATCTAAGCAGCTTTCACCTGCCCGATCGCCGACCGCCATGGATCATTCGCGCGGGCCAAGGCAGCCATTGGCGGCGGGCTAACACTGTTGCCACACATGTGCACCTGCTCGGTCTTGGTAAACGGCTTGCCGTCGGCACCTTTGTCGATTATGTAGCTGGCCGGGAAGCCCTGTGCGCGGTAGAGCTCGTGCGGCTGCAGCATGCGTAGGCAGATGTCGACGATCACATAGGGCGTGCCCTTCACGAACACCGTGACCAGGCCCAGCCGGTCCTTGGTGGTGACAGTCGGCGCTGGCGCGTCTGCTGCGCTGATGTTCTCCGTGCCGTAGTAGCTGATCAGGAACGCCGCGACGCGTAGGGCGCCTTGCTCATGCTCCGGTGACAGCTTGTACTCGACCAGGGCGTGGTGCTCGGCTCCGGCGGTCATGGTCGGTACGGGCTCATCAACGGCTCGGCCTACGCAATTGCGCCGTAGCGTGGCCAGGCTGGCTGTTACCAGGCGCTGCTGGCTGCCCGTGTTGGTGACGGTGCTCATCGGCTCGTCCATGCCACGTGCTGGGGTTGTGTTGAACCCGCCGTTGGCCTGCTCGATGAAAGCAGTACAGACTCCCATCGCATGCGCTGCGCCCGCCGGCCGCTTGTAGTTGCCACCGCTGGTGATGGTCGGCACCGGGTCGGTGATGGGTGAGCCTTCGCTGTTGAAGCGGAACTTGACCAGGTGCGCCGATGCCAGGGCGCGGTGGCTTTGGGTCATCAGGGTGCCCATGGGCTGGTCAGCTGGTACAGGCTTACCGGCATACACCGGACCGCCGGCCCCAACCATTACTGGGCTGGCCATCATCAGCTCCCCGCGATTGGCCGCAGTGACGGTGGGTAGTGGCACGCCCGGGTCGTTCACCCGGTCGGCGCCCTGGTGAGTTGCGGGAAGGATGACGGGGCTGGCCATTGCGAATGATCCCCCGCGCGGCCAGGAAGTTACCGTGCGCAGTGGCTCGGCGGCTGACTGGGCCAGCTCACCAGACCAGTTAGCAATCGGCACGATGAAGGGCTGCGGATTGTCCAGCACGAACTTCTTCATGCCCTTGGCCACCCGGCGCAGCGTTGCTGCGGCCAATTCTTTCTTGCGGCCGAAGATGCTCTTGCTCGGCACGCTCCAGTCGATGCAGTCGGCGGCGGTACGCCACTTCTGCTGACCCTTGGCTGGGTTTTTCGCGTGGGTTGGCTCTGGCCACACGATTGGCTGACCGTCGCAGCGGGCGATCATGAACAGGCGTTCCCGGCTGGTTGGGGCGCCGAAGTCGCAGGCCTTGATGATCCGCCATTCCACCTGGTAACCCATACCTTCGAGCAGCTGCACGAACCGGCGCCAGGTAATTCCGCGACGTTTCGGGTCCGGCACGAGGAACTGCTGTTGCACCGGAACGCGCTCGCCGATGGCCGCCACGGTGCCGTCCAGCTTCAACACCCGGCCGGTGGCCTTGTCGCGCTTGGCGATCAACGGTCCCCACTGCAGGATCTGCTTCACGTTCTCCAGGCTGATTACCCGGGGCTTCTTCATGCCGGCCCACTTCAGGCCGATCCACGACAGGTTGCGAATCTCGCGCTTGCGCGGTTGACCGCCGGCGGCCTGGCTGTGGTGGGTGCAGTCGGGGCTCATGTGGAACCAGCCAACCGGCCGGCCCTGGCATTCCTCGTCCGGGTCACCCTCGAAAACGTCGGTGGTGAAGTGGCGAGCCGCCGGGTGGTTGGCGGTATGCATGCTGATGGCCGCCGGACAGTGGTTCTTGGCCACCGTCACCGGCCGACCCAGGCCCATCTCCAGCCCGGTACCGGCACCGCCGCCACCGCAGAAGAAGTCGACCACGATCTCATCGTCCTGAGGGTCGAAGCCAAGGCCGTACTGGGTTTTGAAGTCGAGGGGGTTCTTTTTCTGAAACGCAGACATGGGCGGTCCTCGCCTGGGTGGCGTGATTCGTTATCGTTTGAGAGGGGAAGGCGCTGGCGGGCAGCGCCCGAGGGTCAGTAGTCCGAGCTGCTGTAGCGAATATCTCCGGTGTAGATCTCTTCGAAATCGATCTTCACGCCACCGGTATAGATGTTGAGCAGTAACGCTTCGATTCCGTAAGTAGCACCCAGGTACAGGCTTTTCTTCGGGTCGTACTCATTGACGGTGAGGTCGAAGCACTCGCCGTCTCTGTTGAACATCATTTTTACCGAGCAAGACCATTTGTCTTTGTTCTGCTCGGCGTCGGCGTATAGCTGCCAGTAGCCATCGCAGATGCCTTCGGATTTCTCAATGATGATGGATGGCCCGTCCTCCCCGGCGATATCAGATCGATCCTCGAAGGCCTTGGTGATCTGTTTGACCAACTCACTGAGCGTCATGCGGGCCGGAAGAGGCTTAAGCATTGCCGTGAGCTTTTCCTCGATCGTTTGCTTTACTGCCTGGTTCTGCATGTTCTCCAGATAGCTGGAAACAGTCTTCAGCACAAGGTCGCCATATCGTCCGATGTCCTGCACATCGGTCGGCATTACGCTTGCGAGCTTTTCATTGAGCAGCTTCTCGAACGGAGACCTGTAGCTGAACTGTTCTTCAATGGCCCGCTTCACTGTCGCTTCCACGTTTTTCTCGATGATCGGTTGCAGCTTTTCCAGGCTCAGCGCAGCGGCTACCGACTCGGCTACGATCCCTTCGATGTTGATGTCGAGTTGCATGGTGTTTCTCCTGGGCATGCGCCGCCCTCCGTGGCCGGATGCGGCATGGTGGTAAAGTGGATTGAGATCAGGTATGAAGTCGGCTCGATTCCCATGCCAACAAGGAAGGAAAATGACCGATCTACGTATCATCGAGGAAAGCAATGCTCTTCTTGCCGTTATGAGCGCCGCCTCTGCAAAGCTGAAGGAGTTCTATGCAGAGCACGACAAGAATGAGGAGGGTTTCCGTGAGAAATCCCGTGAGCTTCAGCGCGCAGTGTTCCAGGCCCATTCGAAGTGGCTCAAATACGCGGAGCAGAACTTCGAAAACTGGGGCTAATAACCTCATCGCCTGGGTCCCGCCTAAGCTCAGCCGCGCTTGCCGCTTCAAACTGACGCGCTAGTTTTGGCGAGATGTAAAAAGCTGGCGCGTCAGGTCGTTCAAGGCGACGCGCCCGCTCTTCAGGGGCCTGCGCGATCCACGACAAGGCCAAATCCTGCCAGAGTTCTTGCACCTGGTCGTAGCCGTGGCGCTTGATCTCAGCAGCGATGGCGGCCTTGATCCCTTCCGGCATGTTGAAGAACACCTTCTCGATGCCGAGTTTCTTCGCCTGGGCCTTCTGCCGGGCCCGGTAATCCGCAGAATGCTTCGCGACACCGGTCTTTTCCTCGGCCATCGCTGTTACCTCCCAAGCCGCTGGGCGGCAGATTGATGTGCTGCTGGCGCCGGCCGTGCCGGACGCGTGAGGTGATGCGTTTCATGCTGTTTTCTGCTGATTCCAGGCGCCGACAGCGGCAAAGATCCCGGCGGCCTTTGCTTCGTCCAGCGTTGTGTCGGTTGGGATGGCGATCCAGCCGGCCGCCACCAGGTGATTTGGGTTGGCCGTGGCCCGTAGGTCGGTGTAGGTAGCCTCGATAACGTCGGTCAGGTGCTCGGCCCGGTAGTTGCCCTGCGGCGCGACCTCGATCGACTTGTGGTACCGCGCGCCGAAGTGGTCTCGGCACAGCACGCTCAGGTAGATGGTCCACCGGTGAGGGATATCGCAGACGGCGTCGACGACCTGACGCACTCGGATCTGCTTGAGGTTCTTCCAGTTGATCAGCACCTGCTGGCCGCTGGGGTCGATATTCACCACGGCGGCATGGTTGGCCGAGACCAGGGCCCTGCAGGTGCGTTCCAGCCGGGCGCGCATGTTGTGCGGCTTGCGCTTGCTCATTGCATGCCGCCTTGCTTGCTCGCCGCACCTGCCTCCATCGCATCCACAAACCGCATGGCCGTCTGGTAGCTGTAGGCAAAGCCCTGCTTGGCGCCGGTGGCGATTTCGATCACATCCCAGATCTTGCCCTTGCCAGAGGCCTGATAGCGCGGGGCGCCTTTGCCTATCTTGGCGAAGGCCTCGTCACGGGCTTCCTGAGTGCGAGCCAGGAGCGCCTTGAGCGTGTCCACCTTCTCTTGGAAGGCCGGGTGCATTGTTGTCTGCATGGGGGATCCTCGGGTGGGTCAGGCGTGGAGCTCGAAGGCTTCGGCCTTGCGAACGATTCGAACTTGGGCGGTACGGCGCTCCGGCGCGCGGCGGTCGCGGCGCATTGGGTCGCTGTCGTCGATCACCGCATGCATGGCGATGAGGCCGGCGAGGGCGATGCAGAGCGGGCTGATGATCTTCTGGCGCATAGCCTTGGTGACCGCCTCGATACGGCGGCCTGCCTCCAGCTTGAACAGAGCGGCCTCGATGCGATTGGCCACAGTGCCCGGGCTGACCGCCATCTGGCGGGCGATTTCTTTAGTGGTGAGGCCTTGGGCCACCCACAACAGTGCTTCGAGCTCACGGGGAGCCAGCGCCTTGCCGAGCTGGCCAATCCATGAGCCGCAAGTGATCGTTTCCATGAAGAGTCCTCGGTGGGCTGCATTGGTGGAGTAACTGGCTTCATGGCGCGACCCGCTTCGGCATGCGCATGAGCGGCGGGGTAGTCCTCGACCAGTTGCTCCACCGATGCAGCCTGGTGATGGGGAACCAGGTGGATCGGGCAGTTTTCGTCAGGCTGACGTTGCGCTGGTTGTCTCGTTCTGAGCATCGGCGGTGCAAGATTTGCCACAGAGCGGGCAGTAATTAGCGACCACCGAAACGGTCTTGTTCACGCGCTTCAAGCCGCCAGCTTTCTTCGGCGCCATGTAGTGGCCGGTGACCTCGACGCAGAATCGCCGCTCGGCCTTTCCTGTCTCGATGTTCAGTGAAAGGTTGTGGCCCTCTGCACGCATGTAGAAAGGCCCGGAACCTGGCGCCTCCTCAGCAAGCTGGTCCGTAACCAGCTTCACGGCATCGCTGATGCAGGTGCAGCTCATAGTCTTGCCCTCCAGGGCGGTTGATTTCCCGTCTGGCCCTGTCGCCAAGGCCAGCCAGTGAAATCGAAGTGATCCAGGCGCCCATCGCTCTCTGGGCTACGCGCTTCCCCGCATTGGCATGCGCGCCACTTGGTTACCTGAACCCAGCTCACTGCATGAGGCAGCTGCTGCCCTCATGTGCCGCTGAGGGTGACGGATGTCGAGTTGTGTAAAGAGCGGTGGCTGCCGTGGCTGCCCGCCGGTGGTGCTTGGCGTTGAGTGAATTTAAGCAATCTGAAATCACATGGTCAAGTATGCTGAATAAATATTTTCAGTATTCTGAAATTTATAGTCGTAAAAAAGCCCGCTAGGGTGCGGGCTAGTGTCATCAAATCTCGCTGAATTCCCGCCATCCAATGCGGATGACCCCAGATGGGAGGCGCTCTACTTGAATGCCCGTCGTCTCCTCCAGGTCACTCAGGATTCTGGCCCAATCAGCCGTCGACTCGCCTGGTGCTGGCGTGAGCTCAACGAACTGGCGCTTCTGCACATGAGGTGATGCGACGGCCTGCTGGATTCGATATCCAAGGCGCTCATAAGAACGGGAGGGTGAGTGCGAGAACGCAAGCGACAACATCTATGAAACTCCTTGTACTGTATGTGCGTACAGTTATCTTGAGCCAGGCGATTTTTCAAGCTCCTTGTCGCCTCGGTCTGTGTGACCTGTAAACAATTGGCACACATCGATTTTCCGACGGGCATAAAAAAGCCCAGCTCAAGGCTGGGCTTCTGCTGATTTGTGGCTCAGAGCTTCATCATTGCGCGAACAACTACGCCAACGATGCGACAACCTTCCGCACACATCTCAGTCGGATACGCAGGGTTCAGTGGCTTGAGGAATCGCCTCCCGCCATCTTCCACCAGCTTCTTGAACGTGGCCTCATTGCTGTCTGCGAGTTTTGCCACGACCAGCTTCCCTGGGATGGCATCTGCCTCAGTATCAACAAGGATCATCATTCCTTCGGTGATGCTGGTTCCCACGGGCGAAGTCATGGAGTCGCCTTTGACTTCTAGCCAGAAGGCAACGCCCTTTGAGTTGTAGTCGGAAACTTCGTATCGATCCGAGAACCCCGGAGGGAATGGCTCAATAGCCTCCGCCCAAGCCCCAGCAGCCACCCAGCTGATTACCGGGTAGCGAAACGACATCTTGGGCTGCGGTATGGCCTCGACGTTGCTTTCCTCGACCTCAGGCCCTTCCCCGATGGCAAGCCACTCCGCGCGGAACCCAGTCGCTTTAGCGAGGGCATAGAGGTTCTCAGGTCTGAGGCTTTTGCTTTCGCCTGAAATCCATTGAGTAACGGCTGAGTTTGCGACGCCGCAAGCGGCCGCAATCTCGCCTTTCTTCATGCCGCTGACCGCAATGGCCTTGGCTATTCGCTCGTGTCTTTCCATGCGTTGAGTTTAAGTTAACTGAATTTAAGTATGCAGTTAGCTGAACGGTGTCGTTGACTACGCGCCTTCAGCATGCTGAAATTCAGGGACGCATCATCGAGGAAGCGCAATGAAAACGCGTGACGCCGCTAACCATTTCGGCAGCAAGAAGAAGCTCGCCAACGCGCTAGGTATTCAGCCAAGCGCAGTGACGATGTGGGGAGAGCTCGTGCCGATCTCTCGCCAGTACCAGCTCCAGATTCTTTCGGGAGGAGCACTCATGGCAGATGCGAAACCATCGGCTGAGGAGTGCGATAAGTCTGACAAAAATGGCCTTGCGCCAGTAGATGACCGAAACACCTGCGAATCCATCCAGTAGCGGAATTGCAGACGAAAAAAAACCGCCTGGCAGGGCGGCTTTCTCTACAGCTTTAGATCGAGATGAAGCATGACAAACATCGTCCCACTTGACAAGTCCAGGGGGTTTACCCGGATGGACAACCAGCTCATGGATGGCCTGCTGGCTATCGATCTCCCGGCCCGGGAGATGAAGATTGTGCTGTACGTGGCGAAGGCCACCATCAACTACGGCGCGGGCGCTCAACGCATCCCGGCGACCGACATCGCGAAAGCCATTCATGCCCATCCTGACTCCGTATCCAAGGCAATTTCGAGCTTGCTGCGTCGCCGGGTTCTGTTCCGCGAGGGCGGTGCACGGGGTGACATCGGCGTGAATGACCCGAAAGACTGGGCCTACATCATTGAGCCGAAACAGACCAAAACAGCCGACTCGGCTGAAGTGGTCCGAATCGGCGATGAGTCGAAACAGACCAAAACCGCCGACTGCCTTCTTTATTCTAAGAATCTAACCCCCTATGTATCTCTTCCTTCGGAAGAGAATACATTCCCCCCCAGCGACGAAGAGCCGGCTCCGGCCAAGGCTGACCGCAAGGTGCCGTTCGGGAAGGCCGCCATGTTGGCCAACAACCCGCACGGCCTGGAGGAGTCGCTGATCGCTGACTACCTGACGGTTCGCAAGGCCGCCAAGGCCCCAGTGACGGCCCGCATTTGGGCAGGCCTCAACCTGAAGCTGGAGCAGTGCAAGGCGTTCGGCATCCAGCCCGCCCAAGCCCTGGAAGTCGCCGTCGAGAACGGCTGGCGCGGCTTCGAAGTGGAGTGGGTCACCAAGCGCATCAGCGCCCAGCTGCCGGCCCAGGCAAAACCTCACAGCCGTCACCACGGCTTCAACGAACGCGACTACACCGCCGGCCTAGCCGAGCGTGAGGACGGCACCTATGCGATCTGAATCGGTGATCACCATGTCCGAGGTGAAAAACGCCGCTGGTTTCCGTATCCAGCCAGCTGACTGTGAGCATCACGGCGCTTTCGAGCAGCGGGTGACCATGCTGATGGGGCGCGAGATTGTTGGGCGCTGCCCTGAGTGCGAGAAAGTTGCCCTTGCCGAGCGCGAAGCCAAGCAGCTGGCGGAGGAAACACGCCTGAAGCGTGAGGCGATGACCCGAAAGCTGGGTTCGGCGCTGATCCCGAAGCGTTTCGCCGACCGCACCCTGGCCAACTACCGCGTCGAGCACGAAGGGCAGCGCAAGGCCTTGGCCTACTGCACGCGCTACGTGGCCGCGTTCGAGGAGATTGAGCGCACCGGCCGTTGCCTGATGCTGCTGGGCAAGGTTGGCACTGGCAAAACCCACCTGGGTGCCGGCATGGCCAACGAGCTGATGCGCAACACCTCGGCAACGGCCGTGTACCGGACGGTGGGCGCCGTCCTGCAATCCATCCGCGCCACGTACGACCGCCACAGCGAACAGGCCGAAGCCGACATCCTGTCCAGCCTGATCGAACCTTCGCTGCTAGTGCTGGACGAGGTTGGGGTGAGCAAGGAGCAGCCGAGCGAATTCGAGCTGACCACCCTGTTTTCGATCATCAACGGGCGCTACGAGCAAATGCGCCCCACGGTGGTGATTTCCAACCTGCAGGCCAGCCAGCTGCGCCACGCCATGGGCGAGCGGTGCTATGACCGCCTCCGTGAGGGCGGTGGGGTGGTGGTGCCTTTCGAGTGGGAATCGCACCGTGGCAAGGAGGAGTTCTGACCATGCGGCAAACCAAGTTGACCAAGGCCGCGCGCGGCCGGGAGTGCCAGGTGCGCATTCCGGGTGTGTGCAACGGCAACCCCGAGACCACCGTCCTTGCACACTACCGGCTGGCCGGCACCTGCGGCGTCGGCAAGAAGCCGCACGACCTGCAGGGCGCGTGGTGCTGCAGCGCTTGCCACGACGCCTGCGATGGGCGTAGCCGGGCCGTGGACCGGGATACCGCCCGCCAGTACCACGCCGAGGGCGTCATGCGCACCCAGGCGCTGCTGCTGAACGAGGGGGTGCTGATCGCATGAATGCTCCCGCCCTCCGCCCGTTCAAGGCCAAGCCGGCCCGCGCCAAGCCCGTCGACCGGGAAGGGCAGGAGCAGACCGCGCTGATGCAGGAGCTGCAGCTGCGCTACCCGCAGGCCTACAAGTTGATCTACCACGTGCCGAACGGCGGGCACCGGGTCAAGGCCGTGGCCGCTAAGCTGAAGGGGCAGGGCGTGAAGGCCGGCGTTCCCGACCTGGTGCTGCCAATGGCGCGGGGCGGCTACTTCGGCCTGTACATCGAGTTCAAGGCCATGCCTCCGTTCGATGCTCCAGTGTCGCCAAGCCAGGACGCCAATCTGCAGGCGCTCGCTGCCCAGGGCTACCTGGCCATCGTGTGCCGGGGCAACATCGATGCGGTTGAAGCCATCCGGGCCTACCTGCTGCTGCCAGCGACGGTGGCCGCATGAGCGCGACCCGGGAAGTGAAACTGAGCGAAGCGGAGGTGCGCCGACAGGCTGCTGACAAGTCGGTGCGCGACCTGCGCGACCCGCGTCATCCCGGCCTGTACCTGCGCTTCTGGAGCAACCGCGAGCGCGGTACCTGGCACCTGGTTCGCGGCAAGAAATGGGTGCCGGTCGCTCGCTGGCCGGACCTGCCCGTGGCCGTGGTGATTGCCGAGCTGCCTGCGCTGCGTCAGCGCCTGCTGCGTGACCCGGCCACCGCGCCGGTGGTGTCGGGCATGGCCACCGTGGGCCAATTGCTCGACTGGTACGGCGACCGCATGGCGCGTGACCGCTCGCTGTCGGCGAAGCGCAAGGCCGGCGCCCGATCCGCCATTGCCCAGCACCTGAAGCCTCGCCTGGATGACTTGGTCGTGGCCAGCGTGAGTGCCGAGGCGCTGGACAAGCACCTGATGTGGCCGTGCCAGGCCGAAGTGTCGCTGTCCTACCTGCGGCAGATGTTCGCGCTGCTGCTGACTGCCTTCCGCCAGGCCCTGCAGCTTGGGCTGATCGACCGTAACCCCATGGCCGGGATGCGCTTCAACGACTTCACCAAGGCCCGGATCCTGCCCAAGGCGGCCCGGCTGCGCGGTGTGCAGTTGCCCGAGCTGATGCAGCAGCTGGCCCAGGCCTTCGAGCAGGAGCCCGGAGACGCCATGCTGGCCCTGATGATGCTGGCCCACGGCACCCGGATCGGCGAGACCCGCATGGCGCGTTGGAGCGAGGTTTCCCTGGCCGCCGCCGAGTGGTTCATTCCGGCGGCGAACACCAAGACCCGCACCGAGCACCGCCTGCCACTGACCACCCAGGTGGCGGCGCTGCTGACCCGGTACCGGACGATCCAGCAGGCCCGGGGCTATGAGGGCGTCTACCTGTTCCCGAACCGGCGCGGGCTGCCGCTGAGCGAAACCCAGGCGAGCATGGTGTTCACCCGACTGGGGCAGGGCGAGTGGACCAGCCACGACCTGCGCAAGGTGTCCCGCACGACCTGGACCGACCTGGGCATCGACGGCCACATCGGCGAGATGCTGCTGAACCACACGCTGGGCAAGATCGCCAGCACCTACATCCACACCCAGGCCATGCAGCAGCGCCGGGCAGCCCTGGAGAAGTGGCACGCCTGGTTAGACGGCATCGGCTTTGGTGCCATTCACGGCCTTACCAGGGCCTTATCCGAAATTTCACAGAATTCAGGCGAGCCAGCGGCACACAAGGCCTCCAGCCACCTTGCCGAATTTGTAATTAGCGAGGATTCGAAGTGACAAGGAAGAGCCATGGCCCTGCCTTCAAGAAGGTTGCGATCAAGTTGGCTCAGTGCCCTTTGTGCCGTGGGAGAGCGGTCACTCAGGGTGTGTTTCACGAACTGCCATGCGGCCACTGCCATGCCTCGGGCTTTGTGGCGGCTGCAACTGGTGAGGCCCTTGCCCTGGATGAACTGGTGACCCAGCTCAGCATGAGGCTCCAGGCAGCGCTGCGGCAGATCGAGCAGTTGAAGAACCCTCAGGCATCCGGGCCTGAGGCGACATATCAGGGAAGCAACCGGCGCGGCGCCGGCGGCACCAACCACACCGGCGATTGAGGGGGAAGGACATGAGCAACGTAGAAAGAACGGCCGAGGAACTGCTGGAGCACTGGGGGCGCTGGGTGGTGCTGGGCTCAGGCGTGTCTTGCTGCGCCTCGCGGGAAAACACCATTCTTGATCCGATGATCACGGACGACGACGCGTTGTTCATTGATCGTCTGGTTGGGCGCCTGCGCAAGCGCTACCCAGAATGCGGCCAGGTCATCATCAAGTACTACACGGCCCGCGACGCAGCGCTCAGGGATGTAGGCAAGAAGCTGGGCTTTGGCGAGGAGAAGACCCGGCAGCTGTGGAAGGCTGGTGTGGCGTGGATTGATGGTGCTCTCGATATTCGTCGCGAGGCGGCTTGACATCCCCGGTCCTCACCCGTATCTTTCGTGTTACTTTGCGGTAGGTGCGCGAGAGCAAACTCGCCATCACCAGCAGCCTCCTTAGAGCCTCGGCATTTGCCGGGGCTTTTTCGTTTTCGGCTCCACCACACCCATCGCCCCGAGCTGGGAGTGCTGTTGGGGCCGAACCTATTCCGCTCCCCAAAAGGGAGGAACAGAGATGCCGAACATGCCCGAGAAGGATCCTGGCCTGTGGGCCGCTGTGCTCGCATGGGTGCTGGCTCACCAGCCTCAGCTGTACACCGGTGGAATGGCTGCCGCCGTGGCTATGTGTCGTGTCATCTACGGCGGAGGCCGCGGTCGTAAGATCGCCCTCGAGGGCACGATCTGCGGCCTGATCGCCATCAGTCTGCTGCCAGTGCTGGAGTACTTCGCGCTTCCTCCCAACCTTTCTGTCTTCGCCGGTTGCCTGGTTGGATTCATTGGCGTGGAGAAGCTGCGTGAGTACTCCGACCGGTTCATGAGCAAGAAGGTGGAAGGCTGATGGCCAGGCTCAAGACGCTCGGCTCTCGCATCAAGGAGAGCGCTGGTAGTCGGGTCAAGATGGTGAGCCCTGGCAGCTGGCGGAGCGGAATGACCAGCTCCCAGCGCGGCTACGACTACCGATGGCAGAAGGCGCGAGAGCAGTACCTGCGCGATAACCCGCTGTGCGTCTACTGCGCTCGGCAAGGCCGAACAACTGCTGCCAACATTGTTGACCACATCGTTGCGCATCGCGGCGACCAGGATCTGTTCTGGAATCAGGCGAACTGGCAGTCGTTGTGCAAGCCCTGCCACGACTCGGTCAAGCAAGCCGAGGAGGCTGCTGGCCTGATGGGCTGACCGTCAGCGGAATGGCGCGCGGTCGCCTGAAGCACCATCGAGGCACGTCAGTGGCGTGCTGCTAGGGTGGGGGGAGGTCAAAATATAGCGATTCTCAACTAGCTAGACCGCCACCGACCCCACGTGCACATTTTTCTCCCCCCTCAAGGTTTTTGTTAATGGTGTTAACAGACAAACAGCGACAGTTTGTTGACGCTAAAGCCCGAGGTGCGTCCAACAAAGAAGCAGCGGAAGCCGCAGGCAGCAAGGCCTCGACCGCTGCTGCTGCAGGTTCGCGCTGGGCCAATGATCCGAAGATCGCAGCCGCCATTTTGGCTCGCAAAGCTGAGCTCAGTGTTAACCCTGAGCCGAAGAAACGAAGCAGAAAGCCGAAAGCTGAAGAAGCCACCGGCGAGCCAGTGGAGGTCAATGAGGCTGACGGTGAATTTCTCAGTTGCCTGCCTTCCACCCAGGACCCTCTGGAGTGGTTGCTGGCCCTGATGAATGAACCCCGGGCCAAGGTTTTCGACCGGCGTAACGCCGCGCAGACGGCAGTTCCCTATATCCACGGGAAAAAAGCCGAGGCCGGGAAGAAGGAACAGAAGGCGGAGGCCGCGAAAGTGGCTGGCAGGGGCAGGTACTCCCAGAGCAAGCCCCCCCTCACTGTCGTCAAGGGGTGATGCATGCTTTGGACAACGGCCTGCCCGGACTGGTGGCGGCGATTGGCTGCCGGCGAGTCGATCATTCCCGAGCCGCTGTTCCCGCAGGAAGCAGAGGAGAGCATTGAGGTATTCAAGGGGCTTCGCATTGTCGATGCCCCGGGCAGCCCAACCATTGAAAGTGCGTGCGCCCCTTGGGTGCTCGCTTTCGCAGGTGCGGTGTTCGGTAGCTACAACACCGAGACCGGGGAGCGCCTGATTCGGGAGTTCATGCTCTGCATCCCGAAGAAGAACAGCAAGTCGACGATCGCTGCCGCGATCATGTTGACGGCCCTGGTCCGAAATTGGCGGATGTCGGCCGAGTTCATCATCCTCGCGCCGACCAAAGAAATTGCCGACAACGCCTTCGTACCGGCCAAGGACATGGTCAACAACGATGATGAGCTGAAGGATCTGCTGCACGTTCAGCCACACCTCCGGTTGATCACCCATCGGGAAACAGGTGCCACGCTGAAGGTGGTGGCCGCCGACAGCGATGTGGTTGGCGGCAAGAAGGCAGTCGGCGTGTTGATCGACGAAGCCTGGCTGTTCGGCAAGAACCCCAAGGCTGCGGACATGATCCGCGAGGCCACCGGCGGGCTGCTGTCTCGCCCGGAAGGTTTCATTATCTGGCTGACCACGCAGTCGAACGAGCCGCCAGCCGGCGTGTTCCGCTCGAAGCTGAACTACGCGCGAGGCGTACGCGACGGCCGTATCAACGACAACCGCTTCCTCCCGGTCATCTACGAGTTCTCCAAGGAGATGATCGATAGCGGGGATGCACGTAAGCCCGAGAACTTCCACCTGGTCAACCCGAACATGGGCTACTCGGTGGACCGCCCAACGCTCGAGCGCCTGCACATGCAGGCGGAAATCGATGGCGAGGCGGAGATGCGTGGCTTCCTTGCCAAGCACCTCAACATCGAGATTGGCCTTGCGCTGATGTCCGACAGCTGGGTTGGGGCGGCGTACTGGGAGGCCCAGGCCAAGCCAGGGCTCACATTCGACAGGTTGCTCGAGCTATGTGATGTCATTGCGGTTGGTGGGGATGGTGGTGGCCTGGATGACTTACTCGGATTGGCGGCAGTCGGGCGGATGCGCGAAACACGCACCTGGCTGCATTGGGCGCATGCCTGGGCCCATCCTTCTGTACTGGAGCGGCGGAAGTCGGAGGCACCCAGACTGCTCGACCTGCAGGCCACGGGTGACCTCACCATAGTTGAGCGCATTGGTGACGACGTTGAGCAGCTTGCGGCGATTGTGGCGAGAATTCACCAGGCCGGCCTGCTGGATAAGGTGGGGCTCGACCCGGCGGGGATTGGCGCTGTGCTTGACGCGTTGGCCGAGGCTGGAGTTCCGGAAGAAAAAGTGATCGGGATTTCCCAGGGGTGGAAGCTCACGGGGGCGATCAAAACCACAGAGCGGCGCCTTGCGGATGGTTCTCTCCAGCACTGCGGGCAGCCTCTCATGGCGTGGGCCTGCGGCAACGCCAAGGGCGTTCCTTCTGCGAACGCTTTCCTGATCACAAAGCAGGCTTCCGGCACAGCAAAAATCGACCCGCTGATGGCCACTTTCAACGCCGTCTCGTTGATGGCATTGAATCCACAACCCGAGAAAACGCTCTCGGACCACATCATGAAGCACGGAATCAGATCGCTATGACCACTGAACAAGAGGCGCCTCGCGAAGACGAGGTGTCGACCCTCGCTCGTCTGCGCGAAAGCCTGCCGGACCTGGTGGGCATGGTCGGCTTCGGTCTTCTGGCGCGCGGCCTCTGGGTTGGCTTCGGTGAGGCGGTGTCGCTATCAGTATGCGGCACCATCCTGATGGGGCTGTCCGCCTACGCCATCATTCGAGGGGGTAGCTGATGTTCCGAGCGCTCCTTGGAAGAAAGAGCAATCCGTTGACCATCGACACGCCAGAGAAACTGGCACAGGCGTTGGGCTCCGGCTATGAAACCTCCACTGGCCAGCGTGTGACGACTTCCAGCGCCCTGCAGCAGCTGGTGGTTTTCAACTGCGTTCGCGTGCTGTCCGAGTCGATAGGCATGTTGCCATGCCGGCTGATGAAGCAGACGGACAAGGTACGGTTACCAGCTACAGGTCATCGGCTGTATCCGCTGCTGTCCATGGCTCCTAACGGCTATATGACCGCCCAGGAATTCTGGGAAATGCTGGTAGCGTGTTTGTGCTTACGCGGCAACTTCTACGCCTACAAGGTCGAGGCCTTGGGCAACGTCATCGAGCTGTTGCCACTCAATCCGGACATCGTCCACCCGAAGCTCAACGACGACTGGTCAGTTGAATACAAAGTCGATTTCAAAACTGGACCGAGAACGCTTACGCAAAAAGAGATCTGGCACGTTCGGCTGTTCACGCTGGATGGGCTGAATGGCTTGAACCCAATCGCCTACGCCCGCCAGACGCTTGGACTTGGCCAGGCGATGGATGCTCATGCTGGAAAGCTGTTCACCAACGGCGCGGTTACCAGCGGGGTCCTGCGAACGGAGCAAACGCTCACCGACGAAGCGTTCGGTCGGCTTAAAGAGGAGTTCCAGGGCGAGCACATGGGTGTGGCCAATGCTTACAAGCCAATGATCCTGGAGATGGGGCTGGACTGGAAACCTATCAGCCTGAATGCCCAGGACACGCAGTTTATCGAGTCCAAACGGATGACCGAGGCGCAGCTATGCGGCCTGTTCCGGGTGCCGCCGCACCTGGTGGCAAATATGGACAAGATGACGCTCAACAACGTTGAGCAGATGGGCATGAACTTCGTGAACTACTCCCTGGTACCGATCATCACCCGCATCGAGCACAGGGTGCAGGTTGGCCTGCTCAGCGAGAAAGACCGGCTGACCCATTACGCCAAATTCAATGCTGGCGCGCTCATGCGCGGCGATCTCAAGGGGCGGTACGAGGCGTACGCGAAAGGCATTCAGTGGAGCATCTTGAGTCCCAACGAGTGTCGCGACCTCGAGGATATGAACCCTCGAGAAGGCGGAGACATGTACCTGAGCCCATTGAACATGACCACCAAACCAGAGGCTGCCGACGATGCAGACAAAACAGCGCCTTGATCGACCGCTGACCATCAAGTCGGTCAGCGAAACGGGCGAATTCGAGGGTTATGGCTCCGTCTTCGGCGTCGAGGACAGCTACGGCGACGTAGTGGTCCGTGGCGCCTTTGAAGCCAGCCTGGCTCGGTGGAAAGAGAAGGGCCGGCTGCCGGCGATGCTCTGGCAGCACAACATGAGCGAGCCAATCGGTATCTACACCGAGATGCGCGAGGATGATGTGGGGTTGTTCTTCAGGGGGCGTTTGCTCATCGAGGATGACCCGCTCGCCAAGCGCGCCCATGCGCACATGAAGGCCGGCAGCCTGACGGGCACCTCTATCGGCTACATGCTGGACGACTACGAGTACGACAAGGAAAAGGGCGTCTGGATCCTGAAACAGATCGACCTGTGGGAACTGTCCCTGGTCACCTTCCCGGCCAACGACGAGGCCCGGATCACCGATGTGAAATCTCTGCTGGCCCGCGGTGAGACCCCACCGCCCAGCAAAGTGGAGCGAGCCCTGCGAGAGGTTGGGTTCTCTGGCTCCCAAGCCAAGGCCTTCATGGCTAAGGGCTACGGCGCAGTTTCACCGCGAGAGGCGGGTGCCGACGCATCACTCAATTACCTGAAATCCCTTATTGATCGCATTTGAAGGAGCCTCTCATGGCCGTTGAAGAAAAAGACATCAAGGAAGTCGCCGAAGCCCTGGGCAAGAAATTCGACGAGTTCAAGGAAAAGAACGACAAGCGCATCGCTGGCTTGGAAGAAGAAAAGGGCAAGCTTTCCGGTCAGGTTGACACCCTGAACGAAAAACTGGGCGAACTCGACGAGCTCAAGTCGTCGCTGGAGAAAGAGCTGGCCGACCTCAAGCGCCCGGACGGAACCGGGACCAAGGCTGCGAGCGAACACAAGGCTGCGTTCATGCAGTTCGTCCGCAAGGGTGTCGACAGCGGATTAGGTGATTTGCAGGCCAAGGCGCTGCAGATCGGCGCCGATGCTGATGGCGGCTACGCCGTGCCTGAAGAGTTGGACCGCAGCATCATCGAACTGCTGAAAGACTCCTCGCCAATGCGCCAGGTTTGTAACCAGATCACCGTTGGCTCTCCAGACTATCGCCGCCTGGTGAGCCTCGGTGGCGCGGGGTCGGGCTGGGTAGGCGAAACCGATCCACGGCCAGCAACCGGCACTCCGACCCTCGGCCAGATCTCCGCTTTCATGGGCGAGATCTACGCCAACCCGCAAGCCACTCAAACCAGCCTGGACGATATCTTCTTCGATGCTGAAGGCTGGCTGAACAGCGAGGTGTCTCGCGAGTTTTCCGAGAAGGAGGGCAACGCGTTCACTCTCGGCAACGGCATCAACAAGCCAAAAGGCTATTTGGCTTATGAGTTGGTTACCGACGGCGACAAAACCCGGGCGTTTGGCAAGTTGCAGAAGCTGATCTCCGGCACTGCTGGTGGCTTCAATGGCGACAAGCTGATCGACTTGATCCACTCGCTCAAGGCCGGGTACCGGGCAAACGCCCGGTTCATGATGACCAACCTCACCGTCGCTTATGTCCGCAAGCTGAAGGACAGCGAGGGCAATTATCTGTGGCGCCCAGGCCTGGAGCTCGGCCAGCCTTCGACTCTGTTGAGCTACGGCATCACCGAGAACGAGGACATGCCCGACGTTGCTGCGGACGCCAATGCGATCTCGTTCGGCGACTTCAAGCGTGGCTACACCATCGTGGACCGTATCGGTACCCGCGTACTGCGCGACCCTTACACCAACAAGCCGTTCGTTGGCTTCTACACCACCAAGCGCGTCGGCGGCATGCTCGTCGACTCCCAGGCGATCAAGGTTCTGACCCTGAGCGCAGCCTGATCGAGCGGGCGCCTCCGGGCGCCCTTTCTCCGGAGGATTTATGCCAATCATTCTCGTGAAGAAGCCGTTCCCATTCGCCGTGGATGGCAATCAGGTGGTCGAGTTTCAGGCCGGCGAGCAGGATGTGTCGGAGCGGTGCGCGCTGGTGGCGGTCGAGCACCTGGGCGTGGCCGAGTACCTTGAACGCCGGAGCGCGGCAGGGCTGCGTGAAGACGTTCCTACTGTGGCCGAGTGGGTTGAGTCCGGCTATCCAGCGGCGACCTATCCGCCGGCAGGCTACTCCTCGCGCAGCTCGCAGGAAGAGATCGACGCGGCGATCCAGTTGCAGAAGGACGCTGAGAACGAAACCGACCCGCTGAAGATGACTGTTCCCAAGCTGAAGGAATGGCTGACCGCGAAGAACATCGACTTCGATCCCGCTGCGAAGAAGCCAGAGCTGCAGGCCTTGGTGCCGAAATGATTGACCTTGCCCTGGTCAAAACGCACCTGAAGGTTGACGGCGATGAGGAAGACACCCTTGTCCAAGGGTACGTCGACGCTGCCATCAGTACTTTCGAACTCTGGACAAACCGCAAGTTGATCGCCGAGGGCGATCCGCTGCCTGATCCGGTCGACAATGCCTTGGTCATCACCAAGGCGATCAGCCAGGGCGCTCTGCTTCTGGTCGGGCACTGGTATGCGAACCGAGAGACGGTCGCCATCGGCACCATTGCAACAGAGCTTCCGATGGCGACCAACGCCCTCTGGCTCCCGCACCGTTGGGTGAACGTATGAGGGCCGGACCCATGCGGCACCGCTGCCGGGTCCTCAAGCCCCACAGGGAACAGAACAGCTCCGGCGGTTTCAAGGAGACCTGGCTGGAGGCTGGCGAGATCTGGGCGGAAGTCACCACTCCGACCGGCCGTGTGGCGCCGGTGGCCGAGCAGTTGCAGGCGGTGATCAGCGCCGAGATCCGCATCCGGCCGCGCTCGGACATCGTCGCTGGCTGGCGACTGACCGAGAAACGCACTGGCATGACTTACCGGGTCGAGGCGCCGCTGCTCAACAACGAACGGGACATGCTGCGGCTGCTGTGCTCCAGCGTCCCCAACCCATGAGGTGAACCATGAAAATTCAAGCACTGGGGCCACTGACCGGCGCCTCTGGCGAGCGCGAGAAGGGCGAGACCTTCGTCGTCGAAAAGGCCTATGGCGAAGGGCTGATTGCCCGCGGCTACGCCGTGGAAATCAAGGACGAAACCACCCCCGACAAGCCAGCGAAGGCCGCCCAGGTCAAGGAGTAGGCCATGGCGCGCCGGTCCAGTATCCGTGGCGATATCCGGCTGCGCCGGACGCTGCGCAACATACACAAGACGATGGACAACGAACTGCAGCCGGCCATGGCCAAGGCGGCGGCGCGCGTGCTGGCCACTCAGCAGCAGCTGATCCCGAAGGACACTGGCGCTGCGTCGGCGGCACTGCGGGTCTACGTCGCCCCCAGCGGCCTGGATGCCCAGGTCGGTATCAGGGGCAAGCGGGACAACCGGCGATTCTTCTACCTGCGGTTCCTCGAATATGGCACCAAGGGCTATTCCGGCAGCATGTACCAGCGAGCTGACCGCAACGCGGTTGGCGGTGTGCACACCAACAACCGAGACAAGTCGAAGCTGAAAGGGCGCCGCAATGCGTTCCGTCAGCGTGATACCAAGAACAAGTCGGATGGGCAGCACTTCTTCGGCAAGTACCCGGACATACCCGCCAGGCCGGCTCATCCGTGGCTGCGGCCGTCGCTGGACGTCAACCGCGAATACGTGATGGCCGACCTTCAGGAAGCTGTCCGGCGCACGCTGCGTAAGGCGAGCCAGGGGGTAGGCAATGGCTGATCCATCGCTGGCCCTGCAGGAGGCTATCTTCGCCAGGCTTCAGGCTGAGGTCAGTTGCCCGATCTACGATGGTGCGCCGCTGAATGCGGCCATGCCGTACGTGTCGATCGACCGGGAGGTCTCGGTCAACAGTAGCCCGATCTCTGGCCGAAAACGCGAAACGCGCCTGCTGTACCTGTCTGTCTGGTCCGATGCGGTGGGCCAGGCCGAGGTGAAGCGCATCAACGGTGAGGTCATCGCCGCCCTGGACGAGCGCAGGCTGCCGCTGGAGGTAGGCCGCGCTGTTTCCGTTCGGGTCGAGCAGGCCGACGCCCAGCGCGACGCCGACGGCATCACTTACCAGGGCTCGATTACCGTCCGCGTGATTACCACCCACTGAACCAACCAACGGCCGCACCGCGGCTTTTATCCAATGAGCCTTTGGAGGATCCCCCATGGCCGACGACAACCTCAACACAGCCGCCGGCTGCCGCTTCTTCATCGGCGGCAAGACCGGCGCGGACACCGAAACCGAGTACAAGGCCGACACTTACGTCGAAGTGGGCGAGATCGAGGACCTGGGCGAGTTCGGTGACACCTTCAGCAGCGTGAACTTCACCTCGCTGAAAGACGGTCGCGTGCGCAAGTACAAGGGCACCGCTGACGCTGGTGACTTGACCCTGACCGTGGGCCTGGATAACGGCGATGCTGGGCAGAACGCCGTCAAGACCGCGCACAAGGACCGTAGCAAGGGTGACTACAACATCAAGATCACCCTCAACGACGGCGACCCAGATGCCTCGCCAGTGGTAAATCCAACCACGTTTTACTTCCGTGGGAAGGTGATGAACAACACCGTAGCGCCTGGCGCTGCTGACAACGTGGTCCGCCGGAACGTCACCATTGGCATCAACTCCGACATCCTCGAGCTGCTGCCAGCACCGGTTACCCCATAACACCCGGGGCTTCGGCCCCGGCAACACAGGACCTGATCCATGAACAATACGTTGCACGGTACAGTCACCGTGAAGCTGGGTGACGAGGAATTCACCCTGCAGCCCACCCTCAAGGCCGTTCGCGCAATCGAGAACCGCTTTGGAGGTCTGCGCGGCGCCTCTCAGACGATTAACGCCCTGAGCGTGGAGGGTTGCGCGATCATCCTAGCCGCCGGTGCAGGCCTGGAAGGCAAGGCTGCCGAAGATGTGACCGAGAAGGTCTGGCAGGCGGGCGTGCTCGAAGTATCAACGCAGCTCAACGCCTACATCGTCGCGCTCTATAACCCTCGCGGCGTCGACAAGGGAAAGGATCAAGCCGGGACGGCGTGAGCGCCGTTGAGGACGGAAGTTACGTCGACCGGCTGTTCTCGATCGCCACAGGCTGGTTGGGGTGGTCACCCGATACCGCTTGGCGTACCCCACTGCCCGAGCTGTTCATGGCGATGGATGCCAGGATTGAGTGGGTGCAGATGACAAATCCCTTTGGCTCCGGCAAGGCGGGGCAGCAGCAGGAGAAGCCGAAACCTACTACGGTGGCGGAGAAGCTGCGGCAGGCGCTAACGGGCAGAAGGGCTGCTTGAGTTGAGCCCGGGAGTTATCCTATGCCCCGATTTGATTTGGGGATGGATCCATGCAGCTACTTATCCTATTGGCGCTTCTAGTAATCATTGTCCTGATAGCTCCCTGGATGTTGGGGGTAATTGCGACTGTCGTAGTCGCCGGAGGAGCGGCTTTTTTTGTCTTCTGTCTCGGAGCTGCCCTCGTTCTTGGTATTGCAGCGCTTGTGCTGCGATACCTGGGCGACCCGGTAAAGCAACAAGAGCGCCTCGAAAAGAGAGCTAGGAAAGTTGCCGATGCCGCGAACCGAGCCAATAGAAGGCCCGATTGATGCCCGCATTCATTGTTCTTGAGCCCGGCGATGCCGGGCTTTTTATTGCCTGGAGATCGGCATGGCAGATTCAGACATCCAGGGGATGCTGGTCCGTATTGAAGCGACCACTGCTCAGCTTCGCTCTGAAATCGCAAGAGCTGAGTCCACTGTTGCTCAAGGGGCCACGGCGATAGACCGCGGCCTTGCTCGAATTGACGAGAGCTTTGATCGGGCAGGGGAAAGCGCTCAGAGCGCCGGCGCCCTGATCAAGAATGCTCTAGCCGTGGCGGTGGGCGCTGCCTCGGTCCGTTCCATTATCGATGTCGCCGACTCCTACTCACAGATGTCGGATCGAATGGGGCTGGCGACCTCCAGCGTCAATGAATACAACCTGGTGCAGGACAGGTTGCTAGACACGGCCAAACGCACTTATCGCCCCCTGAGTGAAGCCCAGGAACTGTACATCCGGACGGCAGACAGCCTGAAGTCCATGGGGTACAACACCAGCGAAGCGCTGGATGTGATGGACAGTTTCAGCTTCCTGCTTGTTACCAACTCTGCCAGTACTGACAAAGCAGCCTCTGCCATTGATGCATATTCCAAAGCGCTGCAGACCGGTAAGGTCGAGGCCGATGGTTGGCAGTCGATTCTGGCGGCAATGCCAACCATCGTAGACACCCTAGCAAAAGCGACCGGTAAGAGCGCTGAGGAGATCCGCTCTCTCGGGGCAGACGGCAAGCTCAGTCTAGATATCCTCACCGAAGGCTTGCAGAAGTCGGCACAGGCAAACGGTGAACTGGCTGACAGCATGGGTGTAGCGGTACGTGATGCACTGCAAAATCTCAGCAACGCCTTCTCTGTTTATATAGGCCGCTTGAACGAGACCACTGATGGAACTGGGATTTTAGCTCAGGGTATCAGCGTCATCGGTGACAACTTCGAATCGCTGGCGAACATCGCTGGTGTTGTCGCTGTGGGTGCACTTGCGGGCTACGCTCGGAGCCTTGCCGGTAGTGCCGCAGCTTCACTTGCAGCGACCAAAAGTGCTATCTCGGACGCCATCGCACGGAAGGCCCAGGCGACTGCTGTTTTGCTTGCCGCGCAGGCTGAGCAGCAGAAGGCTCAAACAGCAGTCTTTCTGGCCGAAAAAGAGGCCGTTGCTGCGCGTGGGACTGCTGTACAGACCCAAATGTCGCTGCAACTCGCTGAGGCGAGGATGCTTGAAACGCGAGCAACGAACGCAGTTGCGGCGGCCCAAGCAACTGTTAGTCGCGCCTCTCTGGGGGTCATGGGGGTTCTTGGAGGGCCCGCTGGTATAGCAGCCCTTGCAATCGGTGCCGCAACTGCCTTCCTCACTCTGCGTGACAACACCAGCGTCCTTGAGGAAAAGCTGGGCGATCTCAACGACCCAATTGACAAGCTGGTTGAGCGTTTCAACAAACTAAACCGTGCCACCCAGTCCGTTACCCTGCGCGAGCTGAAAGCTTCGATCGAGGATGCAGAGAGCGAGCTGACAACTGCCGCCGGATCGATCGCATTCGAGTTCCAGAGCAGCCTCACCAATGCAGGATTGGCGGGCGCGTCAGGGTTCATGGGCGGCATCGCGCCGCTGCCGGCCGAGTTCCAGGCGGCGATGGACATCGTGAAGAAAGCCTCGGCCGATCAGGCTGCCGGAATGGCTGTCGACTGGAAGGAGGTCGCTGATCGTATCAGGGAGGTTCCAGGCGTCACCGCAGAAATGGCCGATGCCCTGGAGGAAAGCGGCGGTGCGGCGACCGAGAAAGCAGAGGTAATCAATCGTCTCAAGCAGGCCATGGCTGAGCTGACGGGTGAGACTGATGCGAATACGAAGGCTGAAAGGCAGAACGCAGCGGCTCGGGCAGCAACAGCCCAGGAAACCCAGAAGTATCTCGATCAGCAACTGAAGCAGCTGGCCTCGGCGCAGGACAAGACCAACACTGATGCCGCAAAGCGCTACATCGCAGAGAGGGTTGACCTAACTGAAAGCGAGAAGGCAGCAATCCTTTCGGTTGCAGCGGCCAGGGACGCACAGAAGAAAGCTGACGACGATGCCACCAAGGCACGCCGAAAGGGCGCATCCGAAGCCGAGCAGTCCGCCAAAAAACAGCTAAAGGACTTCGAGTCCACCGAGGAAGGCTACAAGCGGCAAATTCAGCTGATCAACACTACCGGCGATAAGCAGAAGGATGCCACCGAGGTCGCCAAGCTGTCGTTCGAGCTGCAGGAGGGTAAGCTTGGCAACCTGTCGAAGGCCCAGCAAAAACACCTGCTGGAGCTGGCCGCCGAGCTCGATTCGCTCAACAAGATCAAGAAGGCCAACGAGGACGCCCTGAAACTCAGTGCGTTCAAGGCGGCTCAAGCCACCGGTACTCAGACCGCGGTCAATGGCTACGACCAGGACCTTGCCGGGATCGGTAGAGGTGACAAAGCGCGCGATCGCATGCGGGCAGACCTGGCGCTACGCCAGAAGTACGTGGAAGACCTCAACTCCCTGAACGAGCAGCGCAACACCGGGCAGATCAGCCCGGAGCTCTACCAGCAGGAAACGCAGGTCCTCGCTGACGAGCTCAACAAGCGTCTCGCGGCCCAGCAGAACTATTTCCAGCGGGTCGATGAGGCGCAGTCGAGCTGGTCGAACGGTGCCACAGCAGCCCTGGAAAACTATCTCGACAGCGCCGCCGATGTAGCCGGCCAGACGCAGGAGCTGTTCACCAATGCGTTCAGCAACCTCGAAGACGGCATCGTTCAGTTCATCAAGACCGGCAAGGCGTCGTTCAAGGACTTCGCGGACGCGATCATCGAGGACCTGATTCGCATCCAGGTGCGCCAGGCGGCTGCCGGCTTCCTCAGTTCGGCGTTCGGCTTCTTGGGCGGCGGTGGGGCGGCGCTGGGGAAGGGCACCATGACCGGGTTCAGCGAGGTCATTCCCAACGCCAAGGGCGGGGTCTACGACTCGCCCAGCCTGTCTGCCTTCTCCGGCGGGGTGTACGACAGCCCTCAGATGTTCGCCTTTGCCAAGGGCGCGGGGGTCTTCGCCGAAGCCGGTCCCGAAGCAATTCTGCCTCTCCACCGGGGGCCTGATGGCTCCCTTGGCGTCATGGCGGCTGGCGCCGGAGGAGGCAGCGGAGAATCCTCGATCACGTTTGGCGGCATCACCCAGCATATCCAGGTGTCAGGGCAAGCCAACGCTGCCACCTTAGCCGATGTTCGGCGAGCTGCCGAGCAGGGGGCGCGGGATGGCTACGAGCTTATGCTGCGAGACTTCAAGACCAATGGCGCCGGGCGGCAGATGCTGCAGCGGCGGTAACTATGCTCGGCCCGCTTCGGCGGGCTTTCTTTTTGGAGTGACCCAATGGCGGAGGAATGGCCCGAGGACCTGGAGCCCACTGAGGTCACCTGGGGTGTCGTCTACAACAATCGGGGCTTCAGTTCTTCGCTGTCAAATTCGCAGCAGATCGTGGCTCAGCCTGGCTCTTACTGGAAGTGCACCATGAATTTCGGCGTTCTGTATGAGGAAGACGAACGCGAACTGACGTCGCTGCTGGGCCGCTTGCACGGGATGTTCGGCACGGTGAACGTCCCATATCTCACCCGCACGCGTGCGGACAACATCGGTGCGCCAGTTGTTGCCGTGGCCAATGCCCAGGCCAGCATCATGCAGCTGCAGGGCATGCTGGCCAGCCGACCGGTATTCAGCCGCGGCGATCTCATCACTATCAGCGGGGAGATGTTCGAGGTGGTGGAGCACGCCTCCTCCGACGCCGCTGGCAAAGCCGTGATTGCGGTGAACAAGCGCATCCGCAAGCTGATCCCGGTCGGCACTGCGGTGGAGTACAAGAATCCCTACTGCGAGATGCGCCGCATGGATGACACCAACGAATGGACCACTCAGCCCGTGGTCTCGAACTCGACTCTGCAATTTCGAGAGGCATTCTGATGGCCACCGGTGTTTTCCCGTTCAGCCAGACAGTCGTCGACATCATCGCCAAGGGCAACTTCATGGCGGTATACGCCTGCCAGCTGGATTTCCCCGATGGGATGGTCTTCGCGCATACCGGTACCGGCGACCTGGTAATCGGTGGCATCACCTATCAGGGCGTCGGCACCTTCGGCGCGGTCGGCCAGTCGCAAGAGAGCAGCAACTCGGGCTCGCCCATGTCCGTGGACCTGACGCTCAACGGCCTGGACACCCAGATCATCACTGAAACCTCGCTGAAGGGGTGCCGGGGGCGCAACGGCAAGCTGATGTTCGTGGTGTTCGACCAGGACGGCAGCTATGCCGCCGACATCCTGTTCAGCGGGCGCATGGACGCCGCCAAGTTCTCCTATGCGGGCAATGGAGAGGAGGGCAACAGCATTACGGTTCCCCTCATCGACCGCATGGCCGAGTGGAACCGGACCGGTACCGAGCGCTGGACCGACGAGAACCACCGGGCTCGCCGGCAGGACGACCGCTTCTTCTTCGCCATCGCCCAAATAGCCGACTGGCCCATTTACTGGGGTGCCTCCAAGGACGCACCGAAGTTCACCTACGAGACATAGCCATGCGAAAGCGCGATTGGACGACACAGCTTGCCAACACGATCAAGGCCGCCACCGAGCGGCCTTTTTCATGGGGCGAATTTGACTGCTGCCTGTTTGCAGCCGACTGCGCCCAGGCGGTGTGCGGTGTCGACCCTGCCGAAGCCTACCGGGGCCGCTACTCCTCCGAGGCCGGAGCCAAGCGCCTGCTGAAGGAGCTGCACGGCTCGCTGGAGGCCGCCTGGGATGCCTGCTTTGTCCGCATCCAACCAGGCCTGCTGCAGCGGGGCGACATCGCCCTGTACGACGGGCCCAACGGGCGAGGCGTGGCGGTGTTCTGGGCGGATGAGTTCTGGTCGGTGTCCCCTGATGGGGTCGGGCGTATTGAGTGTGAACCGTTGACGGTGTGGAGAGTTGAATGAGTTCAGCAGTCAAGAAGGTGGCCCAGATCGCGGTCGGCGCGGCCATTGGCTTCATCCAGGGCGGGCCTTGGGGCGCGCTGGCGGGCGCAGCGATGGCGTTCTACGTTGCGTCGCAGCAGGACAAGCTAGATACCGGTTCTCTGCGCACCAGTGAACCTTCCAGCCAGACCCTGCGCTCGTCCAAGGCGGCTGCACGCTACGTGCTGGGCCGGGTGAGCACTGGTGGCGTTCTGGCCTGGGGGCAGGAGCAGGCCGGCGACCAGACAGACGGCGAATGGTTGCACATGGTCTACGTGCTGTCGGAGGGGGAAATCGATGGCTTGGAAGACATCTTCTTGGGGGAGGAGGTCATTCAGGCCTACGGCCAGTACGCCTCCTATGAACTGGTTACCAACCCGACTCAGGTGAACTCATACCTGAAAGCCAACAGCCGGGACTGGCGCGATACCCAGATCGGCCGGGGCCTGTCCTTCGTGCGGGTATCGTTCAAATACAGCGCCGAGAAGTATCCCTCTGGCATTCCGGATGTGCGCTTCGTGATCCGTGGACGCCGGGACATCTACGACCCTCGCACCCAAACCACCGGCTACAGCGAAAACACTGCCCTTCACATCCTCTGGTTCCTGCGCAACCGTTGCGGTGTGCCGGATGATGAGATTGTGTTCTCCAGCTTCGCCAACAGTGCCAGCGTGTGCGATGAAATGCTGGCCAACGCAGATGGCAGCACCTCGGCACGATACCGCTCAGGCTGTGTCATCGGCGCCGACGAGTCGCGCACCCAGGTGATGCAGAAGCTGGAGACGGCGTGCGGCGGCAAACTGATCCGTGTCGGCGGCCGCTGGATGCTGCAGGTCGGGGCCTACTACGGTCCGTACGACTTCGAGATCACCGAGGACATGGTGATCGGTACCGTCACCGGCAGCACTGAGCCGACCAACGACTCGGCGATCAATACCGTGCGCGGCACCTTCGTTGACCCGGCGCAAGCCTGGGCCGAGACGGACTATCCCGAGGTGTCGGTGAGCGAATGGGTGGTGGCTGACGGCGGTGAGGCAGCAGAAACCCTGTCGTTCTCCTACGTCAGCAACCCGTACCAGGCCCAGCGCCTGGCCAACATCGAACTGCGCCGCCGGCGCGCCGGCGGGACCTTGTCGATCCCCATGAACTTCATGGGCTACAACTGCCGCCCTGGCCGCTCGGTGAAGGTCAACCTGCCATCCCTGAACATCGTGGGCGAATTCATCGTCACCGACTGGTCGATGAGCGCTGACAGCGGCTGTAATGTCTCGGTCGCACAGAATGAGCCGGCGATCTTTGACGACGCCGTGGGTCAGCCATACAACCCGATCGGGTTCATCAGCCTGCCCACTGGCGGCCTGGGCAGCCCAACCGGGCTCACCTGGTCGACTGACGACAATGCTGAGGTGACCCAAGGGACTTTGTCGTGGGACGCCCCCTATGGCGTGGTTACTGGTTACGCTATTACGGTACGGCAGGGCACGGCCGCTGTGCAGGCGCAGCAGGTGCCGGCGACGACGCGCAAACTGCCGCTTTCTGGTCTGCCATCTGGCACCTACACCATGAGTGTTGCTGCCACCGGCCCGTTGACTCGTTCGGGAGAGGCCAGCATCACCGTGAACATCGATGGGCCACCCGTTCCTGAAGCATGCCGGGTGCAGTCCACCATCGACACCATCACGCTATTCCCAAGCAACGTGCAGCACGGGCTAAACGGCGGTACCTACGAGTATTTTTACAGCATGGATCCGTTGGCGGCTGCGGAACAGGCTGAGTACCTGGGGCGGGGCATGAGCCTTACCCACACAGGGCTGGCTTTCTTCACGAACTACTTCTACTTCATCCGCTCTCGGAACGCATATGGGCTGAGTGGCTTCTTGAAGGTCCCAGCATCGACATCGACGGATGTCAGCACCTTTCTTGATGCCCTGGCCGGTCAGATCAGCGAGACGCAGCTGGGGCAGAACCTGTTGGAAGAAATCGAGAAGATTTCCGGCGAGGGCCCGGAGTCGGTGAATGGCCGTATCGAGGCGGCCAAGCAGGAGCTGGAGGATCTGATCACGGACTTGACCGACCCGCTCGAGTACGTCGCTACCAACGCCTATGCCAAGGACGATGCCGTGCGCAGCGGACAGCGCTTGTACATGGCCATTGCGCCGGTACCGGCGGCAGCCAACGGCAGCAACGCCCCGCCGAACCCGACTTACTGGGTCGATATCGGCAGCATTGCCTCGACGGCAAATGGCCTGGCGCAGGCGGTGGCCAAGAACACCACCGACATCGCGACCGTCGACGGGAAGGTCACGGTAAGTGCCGCGATGCTCCAGGCCGTGCAGTCGGCCTACCGTGACGACAACGGGGAGGGGGCCCTCAACGATGCATTGCGGGGCTGGGACACCCTGGCCAAGGCCTCGGAAGAGACGCGCACGCGCGCAACGCAGAACGAAGCCATGGCTACCAGGCTGGTGGTGGTGGAAGCTCGCGTGGATGACAACATCGCAAGTGTCCGGTCCCTGGAGCGCACGGTGGCCACCAACGAGAACGCGACGGCCAGCCGACTCACCGAGGTCAATACCAAGGTGGCCGGCAACACCGCGAGCATTTCTCAGCTGGAGACCGCGGTCACCGACAACGAAAGCTCGACTGCCTCGCGCCTGCAGTCGGTCAATGCCCGGGTCGATGCCGCTAATCAGGCACTCGATCAGGAGAAGCTTGACCGTGACAGCGCGGTGACAGGCGAGCGTCAGGCGCGGGAAGCGGCCGTAGAGAACGAGGCGACAGTTCGGGCGGATGCGGACGAGGCGTTGGGCCTACTGGTCGAAACCGTCAGCGCCCAAGTGGACGAGAATACCGGCAAGATCCAGACCGTGGAGCAGGCCCAGGCAGACACGAACCAGGCGGTTGCCTCGATGCGCACCAATATTGAGGCGGTGTACACGGCTGGGCGGGACGACAATGCCGAGGGTGAGCTGTCTGCGGCCCTTAAGGGCTGGGAAAGCACGGCCAAGATAGCCGAGGAATCGAAGACGCGGGCCACCGCAATCGACGCCCAGGCGAAGAAGACCGAGACGCTGGAGGTGTCGTTCAACTCCGGGCTGGACAAGGCCAACGGCGAGATTGGCAAAACCAACACCGAGGTCCAAAAGACCAGCGCTGCGGTGCAGGTCACCAGCCAGGCCCTGGCCGCGCTCGACGACAAGGCCAGCACAATGTGGTCGGTCAAGATGCAGGTCAACGCCCAAGGCCAGTATGTGGCCGCGGGCATCGGCCTTGGCATTGAGAACGGTCCTGCCGGCCTGCAGAGCCAGTTCCTGGTGTCGGCGGACCGCTTCGCGGTGGTCAATGGTATCAACGGCACCTTGGCGTCACCGTTCGTGGTGCAGAGCGGCCAGGTGTTCATCAACACGGCGCTTATCAACACGGCGTTCATCCAGAACATCATTCTCGGCATGACCCTGCGTTCGCAGGCCGTCGATTCGCAGGGGCGCCCGCTCATTGAGTTGAACATGGTGAGCGGCGCAGTGACGATCCGCGGCCAGACCGCTGATGGATCGATCCTGCTCAACAACGGTGGGCTCTATGTGTACGACGCCAACGGGGTTGAGCGGACAGCGGTAGGGAGATTGACCTGATGGCTGCGATCTACGGGGCCCGGACAAAGGACGCGTCCGGGGTTATTACACTGGATACATCCGTCACGCCGATGCGATCCATATACACCCTCCAAGTAACCGGTAACGGTGCATGGGATCAGTATTTTAGTATTCCGCAGATTAAGGCCAACTCATTTGTTGTAGTGCAATCCCCAGCACCTAATACGGCCGGGGGAATAGAGGCGTGGTGGAGCCCTGGCACCCTTCATCTACGCCGCGCATATAGTGGCAAGTGGAATGTGAAAATTCTTTCCTACGGCGACGTCCAAGACGGCGATACAAAGTACGGCATCAGGACCAAAAACGGCGACAACCTTGTGCAGGTAGATAATAGTAATAAGGTGATGCGAGTCGCTGATAGTGGTTCTTTCGCCATTGGTCGGCGCGGCTCAGGCGACTACATTACAAGTGGCGGAGGGACTTTTAAAACCCCCATAACCACTATTGAAGAACCTTATGTTTTTCTACGTTCTGATACGGGGATGATGGTTTGCAACTACAGGGTGCGTGGCTCGCCTGGGGCGTGGACTGGCTTCACCGTGGATGGCTGGTTCGGTGGGGCCTTCAACACTTTGTACTATACCGTCAAGTGGATGGTGGGAACGACCGCAGCAACAAACACAGCCTTGGGTGATTATGGAGTTGAAATAAACAACGAGCTGTCCGAGGCGACATTCAATAGCAGTGACAACATTATATTGCTGAGTGGTGCATCGCCCTCTTCTGATCGGTTCAAGGTTGCTGGGTCTGATGTTGTGACCGGCTCAACGCTTTGGTCGAGTTTTCAAATGCCTTGGACTGGGGATTTCAATGACTATTTCTTGGCTTCAAGTTTACTACCACAGTTCTATGACGGGTACACCTATTACGAGAACCCGGCAGGGTTTCATGTAGGAAACAGAAGTGTTCTCCAAGCGTATTCCGGCGCAAACACCGGCACAAACGCGTCTGGCGTAAACGGACGGACGGTATTTGCCGGTCGCCCTATGCGCGCACTTTGAATTAAAACGGGAATTCATTATGGCGTGGTACAGAACAGGCACCGTGGCGATCACGGCTGGCCAAACAACGGTGACCGGTACCGGCACCAACTTTTCCGCAAATGCCCGGGTGGGCGATGCTCTGCTGGGCCCTGACGGCAACTGGTATGAAGTGACCAACATTGCCAGCGCTACGGTGCTGAGCATATTGCCGGCATACAAGGGGGCAACGGTAGCCGGCGGCACCTATGCCATCGCGCCGGTGCAGGGCTACACCAAGACCCTGGCTGACAAATTCAACGATATCGCCAACACCTGGGGCTCCACGCTGGCCGGCTTGGGTGCGGTCTCAACCGAGAACGTGTTGCCAGTGAATAAGGGTGGCACTGGCGGCACGAACCAGGCAGATGCTCGCGCCGGTCTAGGCCTGAAAAAGGCGGCTGTGGCGGACATTGTCGGAACCGTGAGCCAGAGCGGCGGTGTTCCGACGGGGGCAATTGTTGAGCGGGGCAGCAATGCCAATGGTGAGTACGTCAAATTCGCCGATGGCACGCTGGTCTGCTGGAGGCGGGATACTTCCGCTACCTCTGTAGCGATGACTTCGGCGAGTGGCGGTCAGTTCTTTGGCAGCTCTTCGGTTGCGTTCCCGGCCTCTTTCGTCGGAGGCATTCCAACTGTGATCCATTGCTCGGCTTCGGCGGGCTCTTTGACCAGCCCCACTTATGCGGCCTCGGTCACTGTCAATGGCTGCGCGCTGTTCTTCGGGTCGGCGGTTTCCGCCACTGTTGGTCATTACATCTCCTATTTTGCTATTGGCAGGTGGTTCTGATGATTCTCAAGCTTTCCCCGGTTCGTTCTGATATCCACCTCTCGGTTGCGAAGACCGGCGACATTCTTGAAGTGAACGGCGTAGCCCTGGACTTCTCGCGCCTGGCCGATGGCGCGACCTTGCCGGCCGAGGCAGTAGGCTGCAACTTCGTGGTTGCCCCAGTGGAGCGTATCAACGGCGACCTGGTGCTTACCCTGATGCTGCCTCATGACGGCGACGCACCGCAGGGTGCGCGCTTCCCGGTCGACCTTTATCCAGCTGACGGTCAGGTGCAGTTGCCCGGCCTGGAGTTGGGCGAACGCCTGGCGGCGAATCCCGGCGTGATTGACTGGTCGCAGGTGATCACCGTCGAGGCCAAGGCTCAAGCTGCTGCCGAGCAGCTGCTCACCACCGTGGTAGCCGACATCGCTCAGCGCCGCGCCGTGGCCGATGCAGCGATTGCCCCGCTGCAGGATGCCGTTGAGCTTGACGAGGCCACCGAAGCTGAGGCCGCTCTGCTGATCGACTGGAAGCGCTACCGAGTGGCGCTGAGCCGCTTACCCGACCAGGAAGGCTACCCCAGCGACATCGAGTGGCCCGCGCCGTCGGCGTGATCCGGCTGAACAATCACCTGCCTTTCGAACACAACCGGCTCAGAGCCGGTATTTTTTTGCCTGGTGAAACCCATGACCGCACGCGGCATCCGCAACAACAACCCTGGGAACATCGACTTCAACCCGCGTAATGCCTGGCAGGGCCAGCTCGGCCTGGAGGAGGGCGTTGCCAAGCCACGCTTTGCCCGCTTCGACCAGGCCGAGAATGGCATCCGGGCCTTGGGCAAGCTGCTGCTGAACTATCGGGGTAAGGATGGTATGCCCGGGGTTGGTCGCCCAGGCATCGACACCCCGCTGGAGTTCATCAGCCGCTGGGCGCCGTCCAGCGAGAACAATACCCAGGCCTATGCCCAAGCCATCGCCAAGCGCCTGGGTGTTGGCGTGCGCGACTCCATCGACATCTCCAGGCCGCAGGTGCTGCGCGAAGCCGTGGTCGGCATCATCGTCCATGAGAACGGTGGCAATCCGTACAAGGCAGAGGTGATCGACGAAGGCGTGCGGAGGGCGCTGGCATGAAGGCGTGGGCCATAGCGGCGGTGATTGTGCTGCTTGGATCCCACTGGGCGGCATACCAGCACGGCCTCTCGGTCGAGCGAGCGAAAGCCGGACAGGCATCAGCGCAACGAGATAGCGGTGACCGGTTGGCCGAGGTGATCGGCGAGCGGGATGCCCGCCAGGAAGAACAACGACGCGCCACGGCGCAGGAGGAGGCGAGAGCGCATGCCCAGGAAGAACGAACGATTGCTGATGCTGGCGCTGCTGGCGCCGATGCTGCTGGCCAGCGGCTGCGCGACCAAAGTACCAAGCTCGCCGCCGCCGTCAGTTGCCCCGGCACGGATACCGCCGCTATCGCCCGAGGCCAGGCAGCCACCCGCGCCGCCATGGTGCTCTCCGAACTGCGCGACCGGGCTGATGCACGAGCGGGAGAGCTGGCAAAAGCTTATGATCGTGCCCGAATAGCCGGTGAGGCGTGCGCGCGGGAGTACGACTCACTGCGTTTTTACTGAGTGGCTTTCACTGTGTCAGTTATTGGTAAGTGTAGTACGTTGGACACCCGGTGATGTTTACAGGCAGGAAGAAAAATGTTTCTGTGTGTGCAAAAGGCGGCAGGAAGTTACCTGCCGCTGAGTAGAATAAGGGTGAGGTAAGGTGAATTAAGTCGGGATTGGTTCCTGTAGCTTTCTAAATGCTTCTGGCAAACAGCTCGGTATGAGCGTTGGATATTCATCTATGACCCGCTTTAGAATCGCAAGCTTAAGGTCGTTAGTTCTATGATAGCGTCTTAAGCCTTCAAATTTCGATTTTATAAGGTCTTCTAGATCATGCCCTTGCATTTGCATGAAAGATTTCGGGAGGTGTACAAATTGCCCGCCAATATATTCGCATTTGATTTTTTCTGTTTCGTTGCCTCTGCCTTCATCGGGAAGTATGGTGTTAATTATGTAATCGACAATTCGCTGCAATCTAGGCTGATCGATTCTTAATATGTCTGCGCACCCTTCACTATCATCTAGTCCAAGATCGGCCCTGCTGACGGTTTTGTCTTGGAATAGTAGGATGGCCACTAGCAGTGGGTCTAAAATATAATTTTCTATAGAGTAGCGAATATTTTGTCCGAGGACTATGATCTTTTCATTTTGTTGGTTGCGGGTGTCCCAGTCAATTAATCCTCTTATTGTTTGGTTGCCATGCGTTGATAGTTGGGCTACTATATCTTTAACGTGATCGCATCCTCCGATTTTAGACTCGCTCGAAGCAATAAAGCTTAATGAAATCGCAGGGTGAAGGTAGGGCTTTATTTTTTTTAGTATCAGATCATAATATTGGACGTCAAGATGGCTTTCTACGAAGATTTGGCGTCTATTTTCATAGGTGATACTTATTGTGGGTACTCCGGACATCAATAGTGAAAGTGCGCTATCTTTATGTGTTTTCTTAATTCGAGTGCTCCCCCCTTTTGTCATGGTGTAAATGGCAGTTTCAGGGCTCAATGCAACCGTTGACGGGGAGTGTGTGGTCATTATTACTTTTATGTTGCGTTCGTTAACAAGTACCTTTTGGATCGTGTCGAGAAGTGACTTTGTCATCGAAGGATGCAAAGGTGCGTCAATTTCGTCAAAAAGGAGAATTTGTGGGTAGTTTACGATATTGCTTGAATCGTTTGTGTAGTAAAGGCAGAGCGCGAACGACATTAGCACTCTTTCACCTGATGAAAGATCGTTGAATTTTACCTTGGCACTAGTAACTAGGTCTGTGAGTATTGGCTCGTAAGGACGATCTTGGAAGTCGTCGGGCTTGTTGATTCTGAACGAAAGATTGGCTGTTTCTAGAATGTTATTCAGAAACTCCCAAGGAGGTGTACCATGCTTGTCAAAGAATTCTTCGTCGGTTAAAGCTGATATGCTTTCGCCGCGCATGTCACGGCGATATGCCTTTATAACATTTGCCTGGTAAGTTGATTGGTAGTCTGAGAACAATCGAGCAAATGACTGTTGGAATATCTCTACCGGTTGCCATGTTGTGGGGCAGTGCTCGTAGAATAGATCGGCGTCGAAGGCAGCAAGCGGAGTGCTGCAGTTAAGTTTGATTTTGTTGATTAATCTTGAATTAACTCCCGGGTGGCTGGAGCTGAATTGGTTTTCAATGCTTTGGCTGTGATTGATCAAGTTGTCATTGATTGATTTATGAGTTGTGTCAATATGCTCTTGGGGAATGTCGTAATTGAGTAGGTCTGATGGTTTTAGCGCGGCAATCTCTCTTAGGCTTAATGCGGCTAGTTTTGGCCATTGAAGTAGGTTCGCTTCAAGTGAAGGTCTCGAATTTTCGATAAGACTTCGTAAGTGTTCCCAAGCTCCATCTCTTTCTTGTTTACTTTGGGTGCTTGAGAATGCGCCTGTGTCTGTTGGGATCAGTGTGGTGGTGTCAAATAAACGAATAAGTCGGGTATGCTGTGAGTGTGCGACACCTTCAATTACCATTGCGCCATCATCTAATGCCTTCAATAATTGGCTCTTTCCGGCTCCATTGGTTCCTGTAATAATTGTAAAATCCGGCAGGTCTATATTTTCAAATGTTTTTAACGATTTATATGGGCGCAATAGGCTTAGTTTCATTGCTTTTCAATCCGCTTGCAATTAATGTCTAGTGGCTTGTTCGTATGCTTTGGTTTTTGCGTCCTTGGTCAAAGGTGTCTTTCGAAAGCATGCTGAACTGTACAACAGATTTCCTACTAATGGTAAGTGGCCATCAGTAGGGTGAATGTCATGAACACCTAAAAATTGGCGTCTCGTCGGTAGCGGTTCTAGATTGGTGTGAGGGGATACATGCTCTTGTATCTGCTGTACAAGCCAGTTTTCCGACTTCCTTCAGCTATCGAGGGGGATGAGATACGGTTTTCTGGGTGTATGGCCGTACATGGACTAGTGTTAAGCTCCACTTCCTGCGTTACGTGCGCTTTTGGGGCATAAAGTGCGTTAACCAACTGGTTGGAGCGGAAATGTGGACAAGCGCACCTTCATTGGGATGATAGAGGCGGGCGAGACACTGATCCAGCAGGCCATCGACGCCATGCGGGAGTACCACCAAGCCCAGGACCGTGGCGCGCCGCCTGAAGAAGTCGAGCGTCTACGCCTATTGGCGCATTCGCTATACCAAGCGGTTCTCGATTACCAGTTAATCCAAGCAGGGCGGGCACCGGCTACTATTCAGTGATGGCCTCCTAAGGATGGAACCCCTATGAAGTGTAAGCCGCCGATCCTTTACCCTGACCATCCCATGTATACCGAGGCCGTGGATGCCATGAGGCGTTATCACGAGGCTCAGGGGGCTGGCAGGCCAGCCGACGAAGTCGAGCGGTTGCGCCTGATCGCTGAGTCGCAGTTCAAGGCAGTCACCGATTACCAGCTCAAAGCGTTAGGCGGCCCTGCTGGCCAGGTTCACTAGTCGGCTCGATTAGATCGGCGCCTTGGTTGCGCACATTGCCAACGGCTGTGCTGACTCGGTACCACTCGAAGGCCTCGGCCGGCTCGCCCAAGTTGAGCACCAGTTGCTCTGCGTGCTCGCTCGGCATTCCTGCCGCAATCCACTCGCACGCCAGCTCTGGCGACAACACGACAGGCCGGCGGTCGTGAACATCGACCATGCCACCCTGGGCGTCGGCGGTGATGATAACGAACCCGTCATGCTCGCCGCCGGTGAATTGGCCGATCGACGCGCATAGGGCAGGGCACCCATCCCGGCGCCGGATGTAGTACGGCTGCTTCTTCGGCCCACCCTCATCAACCCATTCGTACCATCCGTCGATAGGTGTGATGGCCCGGTTTGGCCAGATCGACCGGAAGAACGGGCCGTGTGCCACCTTCTCCACCCGGGCGTTGATTGGCGCAGCCCGGTCTGTTGCCCAGTGCGGCCGCCATCCCCACCTCACCAGGTCCGCCCGAGGGCCTGCATCATCCACCCGAAGCACTGCTACCGGCGTTGTTGGCGCGACGTTAAATCGGCCAAGCTGCTGGTCGCCGACGTTGTTTTTCCAGGCCTCTGGCAGGCTCAGGGTTTCAACGAAGTGGTGAATGCCGCGGTACTGGCTCAACCTTCCACACATACGCCCTCCTACCGGAACCTGAAGGATAGCCGCTGGCTGGTAGTAGTGCCGAACTGGCTTTCGTGCTCAAATACTGTATCCATATACAGTATTCGGTGCAGCATGTACTTCCTCCTCGTTCGCCGCCGAGAACTCGGCGTAGCAATTCCAAACGAAAAGCTCGGCAAGATCCAGGCTATGCGCGCAGACGTTCATATCGAGTACAGCCACAGTGCTGTGCTAGGGCGCCCGTCAATACAAGCCTGGGTCTTCAATCCCGCACCAAGCGGCGACATCATCCCGCGCCTGCACGATGCGTGCGTGAACGGCATGGCCCAGCTCGGCATGAACATCACCGGGGTTGAAGAAATCGACGGTGCCCTTTACGCCCAGTCATGGTGGTGCAGGGCGGTGGGCGATTATGGCAACTGAGCTTCCGCAGGCCTGGTTGGCCGAGCTGAACGACCAGGTTGCCCTGGTGGCTGATCCTGATGGGCGTGCGGCCGTCCTGAGTGAGATGGCCTATGCCGGGCACCGCCGAAGGGAGGTTGGTGACGGTGATCTGGTCGATATGCTCGAGCTTGCCGAGGCAGCCAGGCTGTGGGCGCTGGATGAGTCTGAGAGGGATTTGGAGTAGGTCGGCAGAACGCCGGGAGACGGGTTGGATTCCGCTGTATAGGTGTACAGCAAGCTCGTACCAATTTTTGTACCAATGGCTGTGTTTTGAGGTGGGATGCAGCGTGGCGGGGAGGGCTGGAAGGCCCGTAAATACGGGCTTTCCACACTTTCGAAAACTTACCAAAACGCGAAAAACATCTCTGGAGTATGGCTGAATTGCTGTCGAATGCCTTATGACTAAAGGGCGCAACGTGAACGAAATTTAATCCTGTACCTGTCCTGTACCAATCGTCACTCTACCGAAGACAGCAGAACAACCTCGAAGGTCGTCCCTTGCTCTTCGGTCGATTCCACCTCAATTCTGCCGCCGTGGTTCGCAACGATCTCCGATGCGATGAACAGGCCAAGGCCGAGCCCCGCTGCAGAGCCCCGCTCTCCGGCTGAGTAGCTCGAGTATCTTCCTTCCGGCTTGAAGATATAGGGCATCACCTCGGGTGGGATAGGTGCTCCGGAATTCTGAACGCTGACCCGTGGAACACCCTCCACCCTGGCCACCGTGACTTTGATCGGGGCCGTTGCATCGCCATGGCGCAGAGCATTGCTTATCAGGTTGGAGAACACCTGAGCAATGCGGTCAGGGTCGAATTGGCCCGTGATGTGCGCCTGCTCATCCAGGATGATCCGCGCGTGCGGGAACGCCGTGCGCAGCTCGTCGATGACAGCCTGGCAGATTGCATTCAAATCCATTTTCCGCAAATCCACTGGAATACCAGTCCCCAGGTTGCAGCGGGCCAGGTCCAGCAGGTCGTTGATCATGACATTTGCTCGATGTGCACTGGTACAAACCTGGGTAGCAAGTCGCTTTCCCTTTTCATCCAGCCCCGGCTGCCGCTGGATCAGCCCGCCAGCCATGAGTATCGCGCCCAAGGGTGAACGCAAATCATGACCGAGCACGGCGAGCACCATCTTGCGGGTCGCCTCGACTGCTGTTCCGTACGCAGCGATCGACTCTACGAGCGCCTGGTCAATCGCTTCATTGAACCGGATCATGTCCTGGACATGGTGCGCCTCTGCGAACGACTCCTGGGTAAGCCACAGTGACAGAACGCTTGCGCGCAATGCCCGGTATTCACACCATCTGGTCCATCGAGAACCCGGCTATCAGTCGAGCTACCGCGTGGGTCTGCGCTGCGGTTTCGCTGGAACTCCTGGGGCCTTTCCCTTGTGCCTTCTCGGCCTGTTGTTGCCTGCTCTGGGGCAGTCTCATGTCTGCGGCCACGGTGCGCAGCATCTTCTCGGCATGATTGCGCAGGCCGACCGAGTCCTGCTTCGGCAGGTCTGTTTCAACCGAGCGGGCGTAGTTTTCCCAAGCCTGAAGAATCGCTTCCATACCGTTTTCAATAAAATCGAACAGTCTCATGGGGGCCTGACCCTGCTCTGAAAAAAGACATCCGAATAGCTTAGTTCATCCGAAAAGCAGGAAGTTTGAGCGCCAGTTCAAGCTTAACGGTCGATCCAGGGCGATCCCGATGCAACCTGCGCTGAGTTGCAGGGCATCGGGATGCGTGCCGGGTGCCTGGGTTCAGGCATGAATCAGCGCGAGGTCGCTGATGATGCAGATCGAGCCGTCATTGGCGGGCGTTGTATCGGTGTAGTCCACCTGGTTGTAGACCCCGCCGTGGAACTCGAATAGCCGCGCGGCCCAGGTGCTGTCGAACTGCAGGTCGCCGGACGAACCGGTCACTCCATTGCACGTGGCGGTAACGTTGATAACGCCTGCCGAGGTGGCGTGGATGCTCACCTGGAACTTCGTCCCCAGCGGCACCCCCTTGAGCACCGTCGAATTCACAGGATCTGCCTGGTTGTAGGTCTGCCGAAACCCCAGGGTGATGTCGCCCTTCTTCCAGAACACCTTCACGGGCGGGCTGTCGTCAGCGTAAACGTGCATCTGCGCGATGACCACCTTCTGCGCCCAGTTGACCTTGGTCAGCGTCATCTCCTGGCGATTCCAGTGATCCTGAGCGCTGGCCAGCGTCCAGTATTTCGGCTCCGACCACTCGCAGCGGGTCCTGCGGGTGCTTTTGCTCGAAGCGCCTTTGGTGGGGGCGAACAACTGGACCGAACCGTCGCTGAGCACTGTCACGTAGTCCGGGTATTGGGCAATCGCTTCGCTGCCGGTGAGTTCGGTCGCTACGGTGGTGATCGACGATTCGGCTACCGGAACGGCGATGGTGAGGTTGCGAATATCTACGCTCATGGGACAACTCCTGAATGGAAATGGTGGTTGGTACCGCAGCAGCAGGGTGGTGGCTGCTGGATTGAAATTTAGCGGCAGGCTAAATATAGGTCAATAGCTCAAAGCTAAAAATATTTCGCCGGGCGACAAATTACCTGTCGGCGAAAATTTTCCTCAGGTGGGCTTTACGCTTGATTTGGCAGTGAGATAAGCTTTCCATGAGCACTGTACGAATATACAGCTTCAAGGATAAGAATATGTCTGATCACATGAAATCCCCGCCCAATCAGCGCCAGGAAATGACTGGAATAGAGCGCCTGAGCTTGCGCGTGTCGGCGATGATCAACCACCCGCTGGCGCAGACGCAGCGGTGGGTGACGGTGCATCGCCTGGATACCGACGGCGATGCCGAGTGGGAGGAGGTGATGGGCGTGCTGGCCGAGACGCCCGAGTTGGAACTGACCTTCAACGACGACGAGAGCGTGACGGTGCGCTGGGAGCGTGGCAGCGTGGAGGAGCGTGACGACTTTGTCGTCGAGCGGGACGGCGAGCAGCAGGTCGAGGAGGCGGCACCTTTCTGAAAGTCAGAAAAAGCCCGCCGGGGTGGCGGGCTTCGCTTTACACAAGGTGCGCATTCCACACCAGCAGCACCCTGGCCTGGATGTAGGTCTCGTCCCGGCGAATCATGCGGTCCTTGTGCCGCGAGTTGTCGGAAATCATCTCGAAATGGTCTTCGTCGGCAATCTGCAGGCGCTTGATGTAGATGTGGTCACCCCAAGAGAAGAAGTAGATTCCATCGCCGACGAACTCGCGGATGCTGACGTCCACGATCAGCGGGTCGCGGTGCTTGATGGTCGGTTCCATCGACTGGCCCCAACCGGTCACCATCTTCAGGTGGTGGTGCTCGCTGAACTCCACGCCCAGCTCGCGCAGGTGGCTTGGGCTGACGCGAACATCCTTGAACATCTCGGGGTAGTCGTGGGGGATCTGCCCGCCGCCCATGGCTGCGCGGACGTCGTAGTGGGCAATCCACACTTCGTCACCCACCAGGCCTGGCCGAACAAGCTCAGAAGCCACCAGCGTCGAGTCTGCCGGCTCCTCGGCAGCGGCCAGTAGCCTTTGCCGGGTTTCTTCAGGGATGCCTCTGCCGCTTCTGGCAAGCATCTGCTTGACCAGGTCGGCTGCGGACAGCTTGCTGTCGCCGGCCTCGGCTGGCGACAGCGCTTGGTCGCCCACTGCCATTGCGTCGAACCACCCCCGCGGCAAGCCCTCGATACCTTCGATTCTGCGCGCCACATCATCGCCCAGGTTCTTCGCTGTCTTGTCCGAAAGGATCTGGCTCAGGTGCGCAGGTGCCATCCCCCAGCGTTCTGCGCAGGATCCCTTTCTCTGGGTGCCGATCAGCTTGACCAGGTTGTGCTTGCGAATTTCGTAGATGTCCATGGGGCGAAGCATGCCAGTGTTTAGCTTGCTGCTAAATATGCTCAAAGCTAAATTTCTCTTGTCATGATATTAGCTGTAGGCTAAATTAAATCTGCAAGCAAGGAAAGCCACCGAGACACCGTTCTCCCGGCTTACGACATCACCATTCGAAATGAGGTTTTCATGGACCCGACTGACCTCGGCCCAGGCACCATCACCTGGCTGGGCGGAACTGGCACCGTGTTGCTGGGCGCCTTCCTCTGGCTGCGCAAGTGGCTGTCCAGGGATGCGGCTGACCGTGCCATGGACACCGCTGACATTGGCGTGGTCCGGCGCCTGAACGAGCTGCTCGATATCGAGCGTGACGCCCGAAGAGAAGCGCAGGCCAGGGCCGATCAGTTTGCCAAGGAGCGCAATGAACTGGTGGTAACCGTAGGGCGCCTTGAAGGCAAGATCGAAGCGCTCACCAGTCGCGGCGGCCATCCCCCCCGGCAGGTCATCGTCCAGGGCGAGGGGGTAGCCCGCCTGCGCGGGAAGCAGGGTGAGTGAGGCGTCCCGCAAGTCAATTCTGTTCACGCCCATGCGTATGGGCTTTTCTGTATGGAGACAACATGGCTCGATTGCATTCTGCCGCTGCCGGCGGCGCGAACGTGCTCGCATTCCTGGACACGCTGGCCTGGTCCGAAGGTACCTCGACCATCGCTGCCAGTGACGACGGTTACAACGTCCTGGTCGGCGGCCAACTGTTCAACGACTACAGCAGGCACCCGAAGCAGAAAGTGTGGTTGCCGAGGTACGGCATTCACAGTTCTGCGGCGGGGCGGTACCAGATTCTGGCCGGTACCTGGGAGGCCATCGTCAGCGCTTATGGCTTCAATGGCCGGTTTACCCCTGAGGCCCAGGACCTGGCGGCAATCAAGTTGTTGAGCGAATGCGGCGCGCTGGCACTGATAAAGGCCGGCCGCATTGCCCAGGCGATCGCCAAGGCCGCGCCGATCTGGGCCAGCCTGCCTGGCGCGGGCTATGGCCAGCGCGAACATGAGTTGGCCGCGTTGTTGGCATTGTTCACTACCTGCGGCGGGGAGGTGCAGGCGTAACGCCCAGGCAAAAAAAGACCCGCCAGGTAGGCGGGCCAGAAGGGCGTAGGGAGCAACGCACAACAAATACGGG